TTGCATGTAAATTTGAAGGAGATTGTAAATAATTAAGGTTATGAAATACGAAAGAACACAACAAGAGATTGAGAATAAGATACGGGGTTATCTTTGGTAGGCATGGATGATAGTATATACTATACTACTGGGGATACAGATTCGGAATCCTTAATAAAAAATGTTAGTGATCTTGATAATAAAGATGCAGGACAGGTTAATGATCATGGAGCCTATCTAGATTCGGGAGGGTGGTAGTAAATATCCTCCCTCAGCCCTACTATGATGGAGTGCATCTAGTATGCCACTCTTTCTCTATAGAGGGTCTACATAAGGTATCTAGACTGTTGGGAATTAAGTACTGTCATTATCACTATAAGCCCAGACTTCCCCATTATGATGTACCCAGGTACTTACAGAAGATAGTTAGGGAGAGATCGGTAATAGTATCATCTAAAGATATAATCAGGATTATAAGAGGAGAATATTAGTAATGAACTTACCCGGATTAAATATCAATCGTCTTAATGCTACTAGATTAAATTATGATTGCTGGCAGGTATTTCAGTTTGAGGAGGGGCGTATAGATGTAAATCAAACACCCTATTCTAGGGGCGATCATAAAGGTTATAAGGTTAGTTTACCTGTATTAAATATAGGTATGTTAGGTAATCATCTCACCCCTAAATTTTTTGTTAGGAGTAAGAGGGAGGTAGTAGATTTAGTTAATTCTTTTATAGTAGCTTATGATAGGGATAGGTTACGGGATTGGTATGATGAAAGTAGAGTGAAGTATGATAAAGTTTATAGAGGGGTGTAATATATAAATAATTAACTTTACAAGATTATGAGTGAAGATATATATGAAGAAGGAATAAGGGAACTGTTAGAGGACTATCCTTATATCTCTGAAGAGGACAGGGAATCTATAGCTAAGTCGGCTGTACATCATGTGATGATGTGTCAGGAGATGGAGTCCCATCAACATGCAAATCCTCCTAATACCTATCAGGATTTGCAGGATGCTTTAAGGAAGATTAGAAATCTTGAGGCAGAGATTGAGGCATGTGGTAAGAGGGTTGTTACGGCTAATGAGAATAGGGATTATATGGAGGATCAACTTAGGGGTAGGATAGGTGCATTGCAGGATAGCTTAAAGCAGTGCGGGAGGTAATTTGATATTAAGATAATAAACCTTACCTTTAATAGTAATTATTATTAACCTTAATTAAATTGTTATGAATATCTTGACGTACTTAAATAGAAGCTCCACGGGAGTATACACCTTAATAAAGAAATGGGATAACGGGGATAATTTAACTATAACTATTGAAGCTATAGATTCTGGTAGTGGTGAGTTTATAGTTAATGGTAGTGGTGTTTCTTTTACACATGATAAAGATATACAAGGTATTTGGGATGATAATAACACATGTGGTACAGATATTTATGATTATAATATTACGTCGAATGTTAAGGGATCTATTATAGATGAGACTATAGTTAGGATTGTAGCTAAGACGGTTAGTTTGATAGTAGCTTAATATTATGAGAAGATTTACCCAATTACAGTTAGAGACTGATTCAAGTTTAGTTTTTACCGATGAGGAACTTAGGATACTTCGTAGATGTAATCTGGTTAGTATAATGAGTGCTAGAGGTTTAAAGGTAGAATATATTTCATCTACAGATATAAATCAGCCGGGGTTAGGTGCTGATAGAGATCAGATGGTGAGAAGAATTAAAGAAACACAATAATTATTTTAACCTTAATTATATAAAGATCATGAATGTTAATACGGTAAAATTTCGCAGAAAAGAAAATTCAAAATTGGAATTTGGAATACAAATTTATTCAGACCACGGTGAAAATAATCCTATAATAGACAGGCAAGGCAATCACGTAAAGGAGGTATGGGGTTACAGCGAAACTAGATATTTGATTGTTGAAGTAAATTTTAAGAATCCCATATAAAATAATCATGGATCTATTTACTACATTATCATTCGAAGGAGATTGCTACAGACTGGTTAAGAATTGGACTCACGGTAAGGCTGTGATAACAATCAAATCAACTTTAGAGGAAGGTATAGGTATGGTTACATTTAATGGATATTCGGTAGATATTGTATCAGACTTATATTTGGCCTGGGTAGGTAATACTGATGGTTTTGATATAAAGGATTATGAACTTGATATATTTACTACCGGGTCTGTGGACCTTGAGCAGTGTATAAAGATAGCAGCAAAAACGGTTAGTCTTTTGATGGGTAGGGTGTAAAAATTTTACAGGTATGAGAACTATACAGTTATATGAGATATGGTCAGAGGGGTATGTAGTACAGGGAGCTAGAGGTAAGGCTTTCAAGATAGGTGAGCAGGTAGCAACGTCATTTTATGATGCATGTGTATTACATCCTAGGGTAACATTAGATACTGAGGATTATCAGATAGAAAATCCTAGAACCTGGGGATGTAGATTATTTGATAATGAGATAGATGCTAGGAAATCGTTTGGGTAATAACGTGTAAAAATTTTACAGATATGTTGAGTTACGAAGCAATAGAATTACTAAAGAAATTTTCCCCTGAGTCTGAATTATTTACTTTGGTCTTAACTACTATAAAGGATATATTTTTAAGTGAGTTATCTAAGGTAGTAAAGCAGGACGCGGATAAATTCCCTGATATGGCCTTATCTATAGATCAAAAATGGAAGAGAATAGCTAAAGAATTTCCAGGTAATGTAAACCCTAATCATATAGCTGATGACTTATTAGATACTGCTATAGATACTAAAGCAGATTCTTATGCCTCATGGATAAGAAATAATTTAAATTGTACTTAATATGAGAACGACCGTAGATGCATCCCCTAGAAATATACAGGAGGGTAAGCCTCCCTTCGTATTAACTATATATAGAGAAGGGGGAAGAAGGGATTATATATATTTTTGGATACGGTCTACTGTTGATGTAGTTGATAGAAGATTGAAGAAATGTAAAAACCAGGATGACATAGATTACATCATAGACTCATATAACAGGTTAGAGGGTAAGGTGTGAGATCGATTAATAATATAAGGAAGTGGCTTACAAAAGAGTTGAAGGAATGCGGGTATGAGCCTTACTTATGGCATAGAACTAGGCATGTTAACGGTAGTCAATACATACGGTTTAAGGATGCTAGGTTAGGCAGTATACGTATAGCTGATCATCCGGGACGTAAGCACTTAGGTTACTTATTTAATGTTCGTACTGATATTGATAAGGGGTACAGAGAATTAGATGGTAAGGTATGGAGACAATACTACTCCGCTAATGAGTTAGAGTGTGTAGTATTGGCGGTTAGGGTTAGGAAAACAGTAACGCTATATTGGGATAAGAGGGGGTATGATAATTCTCCAGGTAAGAGTACTAAGAAACGTAGAAGGTATAAGAAGAAAAAGAAATTATATGACTTATGACAAAAGAAGAGGCATTTAAGGTATGTGATATACTGACTAGTACTATAGAAATTTATAAGGTTAAGTATAATAAAGATCCTATAAAACTGATAGTTTCAGATGAAGATTTTAATACGGTAAAGGAAGCATTTTTGGCTATTAGTAAAGTACCCGCAGTAGGAGTTATGATTTATTACAGTATACCTTTTGAGATAGGTACTCCGGGATGTTGCTACATACCAGATCTGTAAAATTTTTACAGTGTTTGCATTGTCATTATGAATAGGTATATTTGGGTATGGATAAGATTAGGAAGCAAAGCTGTGAGGTTAGAAGACCCTACACAAATACTGTAAAGACTAGTATGAGGGATGTAGTAGAATCTTTAGCAAAGTCTTTATCATTAGGAAATAAAAAGGACGTTGAACGACCAATTAATAGGGGTGCTGAGCAACCCTGAGGTAAAGAGATGATGGGCTTAGCCCGATGGATAAGGTGAATATGAGGAATAAGCAGGTGCTAAAAATAGTAGAAATGATATCCATTGTCTGACTGCCGGGGAAAGTACCGGTAACTTTTTGATCTTTGAAATGTTGATTGTTAGAGTATCAATCTAATAGGAGTGCTGTTAGGGCAGGTGAAAAACCTCAGCCAAGGCTCATATGCTAAAGAAGATCTTTCGGGGTCTACATGCATCATAATTATATCCCTAAAATATACGCAAGGCACGGGTAAGGACGGAGACTGTTTATCTCCCACTTCATTAGGTTGATATTAAAAGTATATTGGTAGATAGGTGGCGGAATGTTAGACGCTGAAGTGGTTGCCCTTTCAGGTATGCACAGGGAGGTTAACAACGCATATCATGCAGGTTCGAATCCTGTCCTATCTCTATGGATACTTTATTAAAACAGCTTTACCCTTTTGCCCAGGATGTAAGAGTAAAGCGAGACGAAGCTGGAAGGTCTGAGTTAGGTAGAATCCTTAGCATAGCAGCTACGGATTTAGAAAAGGTAGGATGGGCTATTAAAGCAGCCCAGGAGGAAGAAAGACCTAAAGATTTTCATGGTTAGATTTAAGTAATTGTTAGTAGGTTTATCCCAGGTGAGATGGTAGATAATTATTATGAGTAAGTAATAGAATTCTCTGTTGTGGGATTGAACTCTCATAAGACCTAGTAACAATATAGAGTATCCTATAAGAATTTGAATACCCTACGTTTGGTGTACATTGGGATACCATTAACTAGCACGATGAACCTATAACGGTGAAGTGTTTAGCGTTCTTAAAGGGGGTAGCGGATATTAGTAACTCCGTGCTAAGGATGTAGTAGATTTGGAGAAGGGGATGCATAGTAGTAAGAGTTGGTATGATTACTCATTCCCCTGATCCAATATTTTAGGAAATGTTATTTGTACCTTATCTGATTTTATAAACGTTCTTTATATGCGGTTGCATTATTAAAATTAGGTTGAGATTCTTATTGACGGTACGGATAATTGAGGCTAACCCTGTAAGGTTGGCTTTTTTATTTTGGGATAATGTGTAAAAATTTTACACGGGCATTAGGATCTTATAAAACATTACCTTACCTTTGAATTGTTGTAGACGATGACGATCTTTGATAGGAGATGTAGCATAATTCAGGCTATTTGATAAGATAGCAGATAGCAGCAATGCGACCTCTAAGAGAAGTGTTTAACCTCTTAGGTGTGACTACGGCCTAACCTACTGAATAGTAAGTAAGAGGATTAGGTAGCGTAATATGCCGGGAATGTGACCGGAATAAATAGGGGTTAGAATCCCCTCATCTCCTCAAATTTTAAGTTAACCCTCAAAATAGAAGTTATGGTATATTCAATAGTATTAGGTATAATGGGAACAATAGCATGGTTAGTAGGAGTGAATTTACCTAAGCCCTATAGTCACAAGTTATTATTAACGGCTATATTTTTAGAGTTGGTATGTATAGCAGGGTTATTAATAAACGTGGTGCAGGAGCTACAGCAGATAAAATTATTAATGGACCTTTAGCTCAGGGGTAGAGCATCGGCCTCATAAGCCGACGGCCATAGGTTCAAATCCTATAAGATCCACTTTAGCTTTCATAATTATCGATTGGTTAGAAGGTCTGGTAGCAATACTGGACCTTCGTTTTTGTGGGTAACTAGGTGTAAAATTTTTACACCACTATTAGGATATATCAAAACCTTACCTTATCTTTGGGTATAACCAAAAAGGAAATTATGAAAACTCCAAAAGAATTAGTAGCTCAGTTTTTTATTGACGAAAGAACTAGAATTAATAGGTTACAGGATGCAACTACACAAGTTTATAAGGTGTGGCTTGAATGTTACGGGGATATAAAGCATGAGGTAGCTATTTATGTTAACCAGGACGATACAAAAAGGATTACCTTAGAATTAAGAATACCTTATATTATTTGGGTAGATATGAATAGGGAGGCAGAAGAAAATCTGGCTACATTATTTGTATTTGGTTGTAGGGTTATTAGGGGGGTAGTTAGTTGTGGGGGTACAGATAATGTAAGTTGGATAGAATTTAGTTAAGCAATAATAAATAAGATCATGAAATTTGATATAGAAGTTGTTTCTAAGCATAGTTGGATATGGCGTAAGTTAGGATATAAACCCCGTAAGTCTGTGATTAAAGTAAGTGAGGAGGGGGTTATGATATTTAAAACTGAGGGTAAAAGGACTGCTATTTATATTAAGTCGGCGGTTACTAAGTTAGGAAAAATCAGTAACGTGATAATATCCAATGATTCCTACTTAAATATAAATAAATCAGATACCCCTAAACTTTAAGATTATGGAGCCGTTACAAATGCCTTTTGATTATAGATTGTTTTGGGCAGTGGATGCCTTAATTAAGAAAGCCCGGAAGGATACTAAAGATGATCAGGCAGACTATAAGGGGAATGGTTTTCATATCTATCAGATACAAGAGACAGAGTTTGAGTGGGTAAGATACCGGGTAGATTGTGGGGATGAAGGATCTTTTGAAATTGCCCATAGTCATACAGAGGAGGTATGGAATTCCTTTGGAGAAGATTGGGATGAGTTAACCATAGAAGGATTTATATATAGAGATTGGCATGATTTTCAGGATGAGTATCCTGAGCTAAAAAGTGAGAGAGCTTTAGAAATAGTATCACAATAAATTATAAAGTTATGTGGATAGACGCTGAAAAACAATTACCTACAAAAGAACAGAGAGAGGAGGGGGGAGTGTTTGTAGTATCCTTAGTTAGAATAAGACATAAGGGTACTAAGACAGATGAGTATATACCGGACAATCTTGCTAATTATTCTATATCTACGGGATGGACAATTTACGGTTTTGGTAGTAAGAAATTTTGTGTAGTATCATGGTATTATATTCCTCCTAAGAAATAGTACTTTAGGTTGTCTTATAGTGAAGTTCTGGGGTTGTAAGATCCTGAGGCTTTATGTATATTTGTTTATCATTAATCTTTAAATAAACTACTGCAATGGGTTGTACTTATAAAATGATTTCAGCTTCTAGTTTATCAGAGTTTGATACTAAGTGTAATGAGGCAGAGAATCAAGGATTTGAGCCTACATCATCTCCCTTATTAAGTGACGGTAAAAAACTTGATCCCTCCAATACGGTAGATACAGGTACCCCTGTTATATGTCAGCAGTGGGTATTGGAAGAGGAAGATACTACGGGTAGTCCAAGATTCAGAAGTAGGGTGATAGACTAGGACTGTAAAAATTTTACAGGTAGATAAGTATGGTTACATTAGCTTTAGGCATAACATTTTTGATAGGATTATCTATAGGTACTCTTAGGGATATCAGGAGATCAAAGCTAGGTATTGTGGGGGCTGTTAAGAAGATAAGGAATACTCATGGACCTAGTAGAGAGAAGATGGGTAAGAGAGTATATAGGTTAGCATTAATAAATAGGATTATTATATTAACCATAATACTTATACCGGTCTATCTTACGGTAGATCTTGGTTTAAGTTATTGGTGGTTTTGCTTATACGGTTTGTTAATATTATTTCCCTTCGATATTTTTAAAGTAGAAAAGTTATAACTATGCATTAGGATAAATAGAGAGTATATTTCTATACTTATTTTTTTCGTTCCTCCTGCCCTTAATGGGGTGGGAGGTTTTTGTTATAGGCTTTATCAGCAAGACTAATTATATTTGTGTATGGATTTTTTTAATAGGTATTCAGGGTTAGATAAGTATAGGTATATAATGGCTTTAGCTGAGTGGACTTGTACTCATTATAAAATACCTATACATGAGTATGATGCAGAAGCTTATCAAAGAGTACAAGTATTACATGATTCACTGTATACTTTAAAACATATATGTGATGAACATGATATAGAGTTTGCTGATGTATTTGAGTTTCTTGTAAGATCCCGGATGTCGGGAGATTATTTAATGATTCGGGGAGTGAGTAAAAGTATACTTGAACGTATAGTACCTAAGATTATTAAGTGTGGTAAGGATCATTGTGGTATAGAGTTTAGTACGCTTGATTTGGTCTGGGTAGATGATAAGCCTGGAGAGTATCCGGTAATGGATGATATAGATCCTTATTTTTTATTAGTAGATATATTTCAGGAGAGATTAATTATTATTGATAAGAAATATAAGTGTGATATATATAACGCATTATCAGAGTTTCACATAGATATAAATGATGTGCATACAATAGATTATTATGAGAGGGGTAAAGATCCTAATCCTGTCATATGTGAGTCAGATTCGGATATGTGGAATATATCTTATCATTGTTTATTAGAAAAGGATGATAGGAATAGAAGTGTAAATAGAGATTTCAACCTGATGCAGCATAGATCTATATTAGTAGACCCTGAGTACGGTAAAGATTAGCGGTGGAGGTACCTTAGGGCTTGCGTGTGAGCTTATCTATTGCTGTAGGTATGCTGTATTGATATCAGTAGTTAGGTCCGTATAAAAGCTGTTACATACATTGAGATAAAACCAATTTCCTAAAATCTGCGAATAATTTCTCTTAGTTTGGCACGATTTTATCTGAATAAAAAGTTATGGCACAGTTAAAAAGATCAATAAAGATTACCAACAATGCAGGGTTTTATTATCAGGTCGTTGTTGAACATAGTCCTAATATTGGAGTTTCAATCGCTTTTCATGATGATTTGAGGATAGCAAGCCGTGAATATGGAAGGTGTTGCCGACCACCTACATCTGACGACGATAGGGATTGGGAGGAATATGAAGAAAAGCTTCACGAACTGGCTGACGAAATTGAAACTGATTTAATGACAGTGTGTGAAAGTCACTTTAACAGTCTAAAATAGAGAATAAAAATAATGTCAAACTTTGATTATCTATTTGAGGATTTTAGGAATTTGATATATTCTTAATTAATTCGTATATTTAATTTGAATGTTGGATCATTACTGGGCAGCAGCGCCCTACCTTCATTAAGCCTGTTACTAATGTAGCAGGCTTAACTTTTTGTAAAAATTTTACACATGTAACCTATTGATGATTAATAGATAGGATCTTAACTGTATACTAGATCGTATTTATTAGTATACATACAAGTGTATACTATTGTGGATAACTTTAATAAGAGATATATTAGGATCATAGGTAAGAAAGTCATAGTTTTGTAGTACCTTATTTAAACAAAAATTTACAACAATGATACAATCCAATTTTCAGTCTATTGCAGGTACAGGTATGGGGATTAGGTTTGAACGTAATAGGTTTAATAAGCCTGTTAAAGTCATCGTAAGACTATGCAGGGGGCAGGAATGTAAGGAGGTATTGAAGGATGCAGTCTTATTCAAATCGCTATATAAATCCTTTGATACTGATATGATAAGATTATGTGATAACCCTTTAAGTATGGTTGTTATTGTAGATTTTTGGGGGGGGATGTTAAAGTTACTACAGCCCTCATCTTATGCATCCTGGAAAGAAGATGAATATGAAACTGATAATATTCCTGTGGTAACTTTAAAGGATAAGTATGGGGTGATGGATATTAAGAGGGCTTTGATTATGGGTGATGTAGAATTTATTGGAATAGAGTGGTGTCGTAGAGGACATGATAAGCATATAAAAATCACATACGATATTATAGGTGATCCTATCCCTATATTGAGATTGTTACAAAGAATAGGGTTAACCTGGGAAGAATACCCATTTACTATATTTGTAGACCCTATTAGGGAGAGTACTAATGGCTGAGAAGATTATATTTGATCCTATCACCATGCGTAAGGTAGGGGTAATTGATATCAGGACTGCTTTAAAAGGTGGTGGGGTATATAGTGCCTTAATGAATATAGAGCTACAGACATATAAGGGGTGCAAGAGGTTTATGCTGAGGGCAAGTAATCCGGGAGATATTGATAAGATAGCTGCGGTATTAGGGAGATGTTTCTTTATAGTCGATAAGATCTATAAAGGCACTAATAAGATATGGGTGGAGATTTTTGCTAAAAAGATAGTATACATATCTTTGGGGGGATATTTTTGTATGCCGTGCTATTATTGTTGTGTAGGAAATATATTGGATAGTGGAGAAGAGTACTGGGTTAGTGGGGGTACGGTAGATGATGTATTGTATGTAGTATTAAATAAGCCTACCCAGGACCAATTAGATTTATGGAGATGGGGTATTAGTAAGGGTAAGGAGCCTAGAGGGTTTGTTTTGAGCAGGCAGGAGACTCAAGAGGTATTAAGGAATACTTTGAAATATGGTCGGAGGTAGTGTAAAATTTTTACACCCTAAAATAAACTTTATTTATAAGACAGAGAAATTATGAGCGATACACTAATAGTTTATAAGGCAATGCTTGACAAACCTACAAACCTACATCCAGAACAAGCAAAGGATGAGATTTTTTTAGGTAATGATTATGATACAGGATATATAAAGTCTAGATGGACAACTAAGAGAAGGGGGAAAAAGAGTTATGATGTTGATAATAACTTAATAGTAGATAATAGTATATTTCCTTGGTTTATTAAGAGGGAAGAAGTACAGACTGAAGTAGATAATGGGACAAGCTAGAAAAACATATAGTACCTATAGGGATGCTATCCAGGGCAGGTTTAATGACAAAGATACGGAATCATTGCAGGCTCATAGACTTATGTATTTGAGGGATAGGATATCAGGAAAGAAGAAAAATATTAATGAGGGTTAGAGGTCTTGTTTGTAAGATATAATGTAGTATCTTTATAGTGCTTCTTCATGGAGCTTAGTATTGTTGTAAAATTAAGGTTAGCGGTTGATTCTTTACAGAGTTAACCGTTTTTTTATTTGTGTGGGTAATATAAAAACATTACCTTTGAATAGCATTATAACAATTATTAACCTGTAAAAATTTTACAGTTATGGATAAAAATAAATCTATTCAGACAAAGAATAAGTTAACTGTTGAGCAAGGATCAAGAGATATCATTAGTCTACAGGATGTAGAGTATCTTGATATCCGTCTATATCAATTGGGGGTAGAGGGCAATATTCGTGCAGGATCAATATACATTAATAAAGAGGGGGAGATATATAAGGTAGTCAAGATAGAAGTATTAGAGCCTACGATTGATTGGGATGCTACCCGTAAATATTATAATGGGCATGAGTTTCAGACTAAGCCGGAACATGGTAAGAGCATCGTTAATACTGCTTATGATGCGGGGGAGCTAACTGATGATGATATGTTATGGATTAAGTCGGTTAACGTTTGGTTTTCCTGGTTAAAGTATGATGATCCTGAACTATGGTTAGACGATAGTAAGCCTAAAGAGGTTACCGATTTTTTTGATGATGAGTGGATGAGATTAGAGAAACCTTTAGCACAATATCAAGCTGAGGCTATGGGATTGAGAGAGGAAGGTATAGATGGTACAGATAAGTATTGGGATGAGTCAGTTAACTTCTCATCAGAGACGGCCCTAATTGGGAAAGTTAATAAGGAAGTATTAGAAGGGGTTAAGAGTGAGTTAGAGGATAAAGGTAAGCACGTAGCCATAGTTACGGCATCTATGACTCGTAAATTTATGCTTATGGAGAGGGAGTTAACGGATCGTATCAATAAAGAGAAGGAACTAATAGAGAAGAAAAAGAGTGAGATACAGGTAGTAATGGATGAGATGTATGAGATAGTAGCCGACTTCGAAAAGAAGATTAAAAAGATGAATGAGGTGATAGCTGTTATTGAGTTATACCTGGGAGTACATGAGGAGGTAGTACAGATACAAGGGGGTAATGCAGCCTCTAGTAAGGAGATTATATACTTGTTTCAAATGCTTCTATATATGGATGAAGAGGTAGGAGATCCTAGGGAAATATCAGAAGAAGTACCAGGGATACACTCAGGTAATATAGAAGAATTCGATAGTTGGTTATGTGATCCTAGAAATGATGGGATAGAGGGAAAGAACTATGAACGGTTAATATCTACTGATAGGGGAGTAGTAGCTTTGCAGATATCCAGGCAGATAAGGGATTATTACGGTAGGCATGACGGAGGGCAAGCTAGTTTTTGGGTATCTTTAATGAACTCTGCACGTAATGCAAAAGATAGAGCTACATACATTCTTATCCGTAACGGGGAGAATATCTATAGGGTATGTAGTAATATTGATTTTCAGCCTAGAATGTTTCCGCATAGATCAGAGATGCAAGAGTATTATGATGAGATCAGGAAAAAGGTTGAAAGAGAAACTAAAAAATTAGATGGAGAGTGGGTTAAATTGAATGATTATGAGAAGGAGGATAAAGTATCCGAGGAAATGTATGATAAGCAATTTCCATACATGAAGAAATCTCTATTACTACAGGGGTTACTAGACCGTACTGATATATTTAAACCTATGCCAGTAGAGTTTAAGTTTATGGAGCCTGAAACACACGAGGGGGTATTACAATTTGTACAAGATGATGAGTATGTATTGCCCGATGGTAAACTATCATTTAGTGACTTTAAGGAGCAGAGTAATGATAGGATAGAGAGAGGATCTAGGGTTATACTTATTGATGGGTTTGATGATGTAGGACCTAGGTTAGATGATAGATTTAATACTTACGGTGATAACGGGCATAATTTACCTAAACCTCCTAATACAGGTATGTATATCGTATATAGCAAATGGGTAGATATGCGGGATATAGTATATGTATATAAAAAAGACTGGGAGGATTATTATGGTAATTATAGTAGGGGTGAGGTAGTTGTGCGTAATAGTTATTCAGGTAAGAAACAGCATACACATGAGGTGTGGATATGTAAAGATCAGGCTGTTATAGATAGTGCTAAGAAACAGATATACAATAATATTAATAAAGGTATTAGGGGGCAGAAAGATCATGTAGTAGAGTGGGTTGATAAGTCTTATCAGTTATATGATGATAATACTAATAGAACTTACTATACCAGTAAAACTATCTATACTAAGCAGTTAGTATTAAAGTATAAGAAAGAGCAATTATTTATTAAATATAATCCTAAGGATGAAGTTAGAAATAATTGGGATTGGCGGGATGCCGGGCATGAAAGAAAGAATAGATTATCATTTAAGATTTATCGGGATGACAAATACGTATTGAACTATGATCAAATGTCCTTAGATGATATAGAATACTATATTAATAATAGATATGAGCGTAAGGATTATATGTGGGTGATTAAGCATCTATGGGAGCTTAAGGATACCCGGAAGAAAGAGTTAGTAGAGGAAAGGAAGTTTGTACAACATGCTATAATAGATCATCTTAGTATAGGGTTTCATGATGCTCACTTACGTAGACTACATATGCAGGTATGGGATGCTGTGAGTTGGTGGAAAACGAAAGTAATATGGAAACGTCCTTTAACAGAAGATGTTAGTAAGGCGGTACGTATGATTACCTCCAGGGTTGATAAGTGGCGTATACCTTACGGGAAAAGAAACGGGCTTATTTGATATTTGATTGAGGGAGGTGTAAAAATTTTACAACCTTATTAGGATTTCTAATAACCTTACCTTATATTTGGATATATTCAAGCGGAAAAGATTATGAAAAATTCAATTACGGTTTTTACTTCTTTACAGATAGCTGAAAAATTTGTTTCGGTTATTACTAATAAGAATATATTAGATACAGAGTTATATAAAGAGGCTGTTTGTTTTTGGCAGTTCTGTACCCTAAGAGGTTTAGATGCATGTTTATTTCCTGATAGTCTTATTGATTTCCTTAGGGATCATACAGAAATGAACAGGCTTAAAGAATGTGTTACAAATGCTTATATTAAGTATCAGTTAACGGGAGATGAAGAAGAGTGGGATGTATATAGTAAGTTGTACGGTGAGCAGGTAAAGGTAGTCTATTCTAGGTTTAATTAGATAAACATAGAAATATTTGTACATGAAGTATGGTAAATACAATATTGCTACTATTAAAGATATGCCTGATAGTCTTAGAGGAAGATTAGAGATCATAGAGGATATGATAGATAGTAGGAAGAAGGATAGGGATGTATCTTACTACCAGGGGTATAATGTTTCTAAAGATGATGACGAGATACGGGCATTAGCCGGGGTGCTAATTGATCTACAGGTATTACACAGGCTGAGATCATACCGGGGTAGAAATAGGGGGGGACTGCTGAGAAAGTCCCTGAAGAAAAGAAGAAATACCCGTATCTACTTATTAGGTAGATCGGTAAGAAGAAGAATAAAGATATCGGTACTGAGATTTTTAAGATTATTCGGAATACAGGTATATAGGAAGGTGTAAAAATTTTACAGAATATTCATTGCAAATATTAGGTTTATTACCGATATTTGTTTAAATGATTATTAATCTTATGTTATTATGATTGAATTCTCATTAGCCCCTAATCTATCTGGGGTAAAAATGATTCACCCTGATCATCCCGAACAGGAGTTTGTTTTTTTGCCTCTTAATACTTTTGAGATTGCTAAAACAGAGAAGATATTAAGCGGTACTAAAAAACCCGTAATAACGTTAAACCCTAATAATTGGAATTCAATTGCTCCCAAGTATACTGTTGATCCTACTAAGACAAATAATATAGTAGGTTTACCTGATCATAATGGAGATATAGATATATTGATAGGTCAATTACAAGACTTACTTCAGTCTTTTCCTGCCGGGGGGGTATTAGGTCCTGGGTTTGCAACAGAGGCAACACTATTATCTATAGGGGCTTTGTTGGGGGGTGTTGTAAGAAGTGTTAGCGCATCTTCTACTGTTGTTCCGGGTACTATAGTTTCAGGTGCCCAGAGTATATTTATATTTAATGCGGGGTTTGTAAGTACCGGAACTGTACTAGGTATAGACTTACCTCCTCGAATAAGTAGATCTTTTGCAGCAGAAGGGGCAGATTTATTAGGAGCTATAGCATATGATCCTACTCCCGGAGCAGGTACTATTTTTGAGATACATGAAATTAGATAATTGTTATGTCTGTCGATCAAGGATTTATAGGAGAGGTATACGTAGAGATAGACTTAGCTACTGCTCAGGCTATAGATTTAGCTACTACAGTAAGACGTAATGTATTATATAGAATCACTAGAGGGGCAAATGATCCTGTTTTTCTTAGGGGAATAACTACAGGGCATTTTTCTACTACTGGAAGAATACACTTTGATCCTGGTACAATAGATGAGATTCACGATATAAGCTACGATTTAGTTAATGATGAGATCCACGAGCAGTATGACCCTATAAGAGGTAATAGGGTATCTGCTACTCCGGAGTATTTAGCTTCTAACTCAAATCCTATAGATACGTTTCTATGGGGGAATGATAAAATTCAGGGAACAATAGTACGGGATAGCTCACTAAGTATTACTGCTATAGGTGCAGCTATGAAGATAATAAACTGTACCTTTATTAATGAGGCTACAGTATCTTTTATAACCTGTAATGGTACTTATACTAATTTATTTGTAAATGGTGCGGGGGTTACTTTGATTACCCATACTGTAGGGGTGTTTGAGAATGTAGTAGTAGATAAGGGCAGTTTTATACTGGGTACTATTATTACTACATCATTATCAAATTCAACTATAGACAATAATTCTCAATTATTCTTATCTTCTGCTGATGCTTGTTTTGTGGATGGACTTAAAATATCTCAGGTATCTGTACTAACCGTAACCGGGAATATATTGGGAAGTCGTATAGAGAATCTTACTGTAGCTGAGAATTCCTTAGGTACAGTAAGTACTAGCGGTATTAGCGGTAGATTGCAAAGGATGATCGTATTAGGTGATTCCCGTATAGGGATAACGGGTAACAATGCTCTGATAGCCTCTATGAATATTTACAATGGTAGTTTTTTAAATATATCTACTAGCAATGTATCTACCATTGAGAGTATACAATTAAATAACTCATCTACATATTTCTTAGACGCCAATACAGCTATAAAAAGTGGTACTAATATTTCGGGAGCTTCATGTACTGTTGAGCCTGATGGGCTAACTCAGAATATAAATTCTAAGTTTATATCTCATAATGAAAGTGGGGTGATAAGAACTAAGACTTATCCAGGTAGTGGTTCATTGATAGCTCTTGATGTTTTTGATGATTGTGTAGGTACTATGGTAATTGAGGGGGCTAGTACAGATTCTTTAGAGCCTACTGAGATAGACCATTTTACTAATATGGGGTTTATCCCTTTGGGGAGGGAAATATGGATTACAGCAGATAATGCGGGTGATCCTGAGTATATCAAGTTTTTACGTAGTGATCCTTTTGAGGCTCCTTTGGTAGGGTTCTTTTATATGCCTGCTGATTTTTTATCTACGGGATATAATACATCTATAGATCCGGATAGGGTACAATTTGAGAAAACTTCTTTTGGTTCGTTATCACAAAAGGCAGCAGTTAGATATTCATAACTATGGGACAAATAGATATTAATGCTACTTTGGCAAGTATACAGACAGACATAGCAGCAGTAAATGCAGCTATAGTTAATTACTTAGCTGATCCTGATACTCAGGCTAATGTAGATGCCCTTAGGGATGCTCAAGATAACTTAAATTCTATACGTAATTCTACTGTACTAACCCGTATTTTTTTCCAGAGAGAAAGAGAATAGTAGGGGTGTAAAATTTTTACAGGCATGAGTGGTACGAATCAATCTACAGCAAGGAATAATAGGTTATTAGATTTTACTATAGGGGAAATGCCTATTTTATTATCTGGAGGTTTTGCACACGATACCGGAGGATTAACTATAGATTATACGGCCATTAGGTGTATTATAGATAAGCAGGATATTACGTTGCCTCCTGATTCTGTTACACATTCTGCTGGGGATGTTACTAATGATAGGATAGATTTATGTGTGGTTATTAGTGATCCTAGTGGATCATCTGTTAGTATTATAGAAGGTATTGCCGCGCCTATTCCGGTACGTCCGGATCTTAATGTATTAGAAACATTAGTATTGTATGAGGTATTGGTACCTTCTGGAGCTGCTACCCTCACCTTTCCTACAGAGCTTGTATATGATGAGGATGTAGAATGGACTAGTAGTACAAACGATGCAGGGGAAATAGATTTAGCTTCTACTGATGATCCTCATACAGGTACGGTATCTGTTGAGGGTACGGATGTATCCGAAGGTACCAGTATAACTCTTACTGAGCCTGGAGCAGGTTATACTATAGACCCTGCTACTACTTTACAATTCAGATTAAAAACAAAAGAAAGATCATGGGGCAGACAAGCTATAGAGATTACTTTGTATAATGCTTCTACTAGGTTAGGAAATCCTGTATATGTTAGACCGGATTTTTTTGGGTTGGATGTAACTAATTTGGACGATCATCAGTTAATAGTAATACCTATAAGTATACTAGGTATAGATACCGGATCTGTAATAACTTCTATACAGATTATTAAGGTAAGTGATGGTACTTTATCCGGGTTTTTTATTGATGATATTAAGTTTGTAGAAGGGATGTTTGATCCTCCCCTACGTACTACAGTTACCTCCCCTATAAAACGTAAAACAAACCCTACAGTCAGAGATGATATAAAACTAGGTTTTTTTGTGGGTAGTATGTGGTTAAATACTGCTCTAAATACTGAATATGTATGTTTAGACGTACAAGAGGAGGCTGCTGTATGGAAGCTCATAGTTTTACCTGATTGGATACCTCCTAGAGTAAGCTTGGCGGCTGTATTCGATGATGGGGCTGCTCCTGCTCAAACTACTAATGCCGTAGGGGCTAAGTTAGTATTTAGAGGTAATATGAATGATGCTGCAATTCTAGTATCCGGGTTGTCAACGCCAGATAATATATATGATGGTAGTGATATAGGGGTATTTATTCAGTATCAACTTAGTGGGGTGGCTCCCATAGGAGGAGATGATATACAGATTAATTGCGGTATGGCCTTAATTGCTATAGGGGGAAACGCTGATAATGCTCCTGTTACATCTAATCCTAATACTATAGTAGTAGATGCTCAAAATGTAGATCAGCTTTACTTAGTGCAGATAGGTACTATATCGGGCTTAACTAGTGCAGAGGTGTTACATTTTAGAATTCGTAGAGTGTCCCAGGGGGGAGGTTCAGATACTTATCCTGGAGATGTAGATTTGTATAGGGTTAAGCTTCAAGTTGTGTAATATAAATTATAGGTATAATGGGGACATTTAATAGGGATAGAAATTATAATTTACTGGGATATCATAAGAAAGCAAGTTTAAATATTGCCGGTGATGTGGTTACAGTAGAGTTTTATTCTGAATATGATGAAGCTGAAGAATTATACTCAGAATTGCAGGTAAAAGAAACAAGAGTGTTTGTTAAGGATATCTCTGATATCATAATTAAAAAGACAACTACTATAGATTGGTATTCCCATAGTGAAATTGTTAATACTAAAGTATTGGTAAGACATTATTTATCTGAGGAAGGATTTTTACTCAGTAAAAGATATAAGAAGAATCTTACTAACAAGGCTACTATATGGATAATTAAGGATCTTATAGATGAGTTTGGACAGGCTACAGGTATGGCAAATGCTTTAGAGTTTTTAGGGGATATTGGAAAACACATCAATTTATACTCTATGGGTAAGAAGGATAATTTATTGGATGCCATATCTGATAGTACCCGTACCTATATAACCGCTGCCAGGAAAACAAGCTTAGATGACATATTAAATGTATAAATAGAGGTGTCAGTTACCCTATTTTTTTATCTTCTTTTGCAAACTAGTGAGCCGGTAAAGATACCTACTGATTGGGTAGATTTTGTTTTAACGCAAATCCCTTTAGTAGTGGGGTTATTAGTTTTATTATGGTTTGTTGTTAAGTATTTTAAAGGAGTAGTTAAAAAACTAGAAGTAATAATAATTAGTAAAGATGAGGTAATAGGGGGGTTGAATGACGATAGGTTAGCTGAGGCAAAAGAGATGGTGGAGTTAGTAACTAAAGTGCAGGGTCAATTACGGTTAGCCAAAGAGGGAGGTAATGAAGTTAGAGATAAGATATTAGAGAGTATGCAAACTCAAACGGAGGTTATAAAATTACACCTGGATTCTAAAATTCTTGAGGTACTAAAATCATGCAAACAATCTAATGATAGCTCCGGATAATAATTTAGGTTTCAAATTAAGTTTAAAATCGTGGAAACTTAATTTGAAAAGTACTTGCATAGATGTACTATCTACTGATACTGTTATACAGTGTGTTATTGATTTTGAGTCTAATAATTTTCTGTATGTAAATAGTGATTGGGAATCATCTACAGGGTTTGATCCTAAAGAGGTGGTAGGTAAGCCTTGGTTAGATTATGTATATTTTGAGGATAGTGATCTTGCGGGGGCTTACATGCATGATATAAAAATTTCTATATTTGGTCAGTTAATAGGGATGCCTCTTAGAATTCGTACTAACCAAGATAATCATATTAATGTATTCTGGGGATTTAGGTTAGAGGATGATACTATTATAGCTGTAGGTAAGGTACTGTCTTAAAGGTACTAGGAGAGTCTATTACATATACTCTATAGTTTATATACCTCTTTAGCTTACCCCACTATCAAAAATATTTTATCTGCTCTTATACGGCTTAAAATAGATTTTAGTATCTTTAGTAGTGAGTCAGATAAATGTAACTTCCGAAAATTTTTATGAAGTATATCCCGGTAAACGGGAGCTATACCAGCTAGATCCTATGTTATGGTTAGGGGAGAGGTGGGGAGAAGATCCAAAGGATTTTAAGTGGAGTGAGATGGAGGAGTATGATGGATACGATTGGGATGGTACGGTAGATCCTTTGTTTAAGATATGGGAATCTGTAGCTATGGGTGTGTGGACGGGGGTAGAGGCTGCTATAGGCGTAGGTAAGACTTATTCTGCTGTTAGAGTTATATACTGGTTTTTAGATGTATTTGAAAATTCTACAGTTAGATTCATTGCACCTACAGCAGGTCACCTTAAAACAACTTTATGGGTAGAGATGAAAGAAGCTTTTAATAAGTTTCAAAGACTACAGCCTCAGGCTAAGTTATTTGATAGTATGAGGATAGCGTGCGATGAGGGGGATTTAGAAAATAGTAAGCATCAGGCTATAGGATTAGGGGCAAGAGTACGGGCAGGGGAAAAAACAAATATAAAGTTACAGGGGGGGCATGGTAAGCATATGTTGTATGTTATAGATGAGGCTGCTGGTATAGCCCATTCTATATTAGAATCAATAATACAAACATGTATATCAGAGAATAATATAATATTGATGTTAGGTAATCCAGATAATGAAACAGATGCTTTGCATGAATTTTGTGAAAGATTTGATGTAAATCATATACGTATTTCTGCTTTTGATCATCCTAATATAATATTAAATGAGGAAAGGTATCCAGGGGCAGCAACAATAAAAAGTATTAAAAGTAAAGCAGGAAAAAATAATGAGAATATAGAAAGTTCTTTATTTTTATCTAGGGTACAGGGAATATCTCCTAAAGAGGGAGAGTTTTCATTAATGAAATCGGGGGCTTTAGATAAGGCTTATGATTTGGGTAGGTTAGACGATGATGAGTTTCCTTGGGATGATGATAGTTATAATGCTGTGGGGGTGGATGTAGCTAGATCTACAGCAGGAGATAAGGCGGCTGTAGTATTTGGAAAGAAGAATAGGTTAGAATTAATGAAGGATTTTCAATGTCCTAATGCAAGTCATTTAGCCTATAACCTAATATTTAATTCAGAGGAGTGTGAGGATAGAGGATACAATGTATATCATTTACCTACTGTGGGTGATTATGATATATACGATGAGCAGATAGGAGTTGATGCAGGAGGGGTAGGGTTTAGTACTGTGGAGACATTAGAGGAAGAGGGGTATATGTGTAGGTCTATGATAGGAGGACCCGATAGGGATGCTATACCTGTAGATGAGAATAAAAAGCCTGTTATAGATTTTGTATCTTTTAGATCTCAAGGTATATGGACATTTTTTAAGGAGCTTAATAGGGGGGAATTTGGTATTGTGTATCAGACAGCAGAAATAAAAAGGGAATTTAAAAAGGAATGTTTGGCGCATAGAAAGGCTCCAGGAATAGGCAAAATAAAAATAGAGGATAAGGGAAAAACTAAAGATAGATTAGGGGGAAAATCTCCTAATCTATTTGATGCGGCTTGGATGTGGAATTGGGTAAGAAAGGATAGGGATGTATTGAGGGGTAAGGGAGGTATAGATTTCTAATGTGTAAAAATTTTACAGGTTACTAACTAATAGGATGATCTTTACCTAACCTAGCTTCTCTATTCCATCCCTTAATTATCTTACGTCCTGCCTCATGTATCGCTGCATGTTCTGTCTTGGCATATGGGCATACAATTTTATGAGTAACCGTAACATCTTCAAAATCCTCCCCTAATTCAGATAAATTAGTAGTTTGTCTTATATAAACATCATACAGCCTACCTACTAAAAATACTGCTATATCAAATGTAGTACTTCCTTGGGTAAAACTTAGTTGAATATGATTATCTATATTTTTCATCTTACTTCCGTTTGGATATACTCAAAGATAAGGTAAGGTTATTAGAAATCCTAATTATTTGGGTATAGGGTGTAAAATTTTTACAGTCTTGGATAATCCATTTAAAAACATTACCTTTACCTCACTATGAAAGCAATCATCTATAACAGATCTCAGGTTACTCGTAATGCTTGGAAGTTATTTAAGGCAAGTGATATAACGTGGAATTCGGCTATGTTTACTTCCTGGGCAATATATAAGCGTAAGCTTTTTAAAAGACTTCTTAGGTATGCAGGTAAGGTTGCTTTTGTATTTATAAAAAAGAGTACTGGGTTACCTAGGTTCGCTATAGGATCAACTAAGCAGGAGATACTTGTAGAGCGTGATGCGTTGTCAAAAGACCCTAATTATACTGTACCCATGAAAGGTATAGTCGGGATCCAGAGTTTTTATGATCATACTATAGATGAGTGGCGTAAATTTGATTGGGAATATTTTGATAAGATTTTGTATATTGAGGGATCATGAATAAGGATATAAACGGAAATATAAAAATACCGGTAACACTTAAGCATTCAAGTAAGAGGGCCAAACGCACTGCTATAATATTAGCCTCGTTCGATAGACCTTTTTATAAGTATCAGACGTATATGACTTTTAAGGATATGCTGGATAGTCTTATATTGGAGTTATATTTGGAAGAGGGTAAGATACCTAGTATGAATACATATCTTAAAGGGCTGGTAAGTTGGATGGTTAAGGAGAAGTTGGTAGTACGTTATGGGGGGCAGGGAGATAAGGATACAGTATATAAGCGTAATCATGGTGTATGCAATCCCTTTAAAGAAGAATCCTAAGAAAGGGATTTGTATTGCTTTGTATTGTACAGGTAAGCCTTATTATGGTAAAGCTGGGTTATGTTCAAAATGTAAGAGTCGTAATTATAAATGTAGATATCCTCTCAAATACTGTTATAGATACCATAAACAGAATGCTAAGAGAAGAGGAATATCTTACGAATTAACTTTTTTACAATTTGTATATTTTTGGTCAGTACTATATCCTGATAAGTGGGAATTGAAGAAGAAGAATGTATTAAGTGGGTCTAATAATAAAATAGGTAATAGGACGTGTGATTATGAGATAGATAGAATAGACCCTAACAAGTCCTATAGATTGGACAATCTCATGATAAGTACTAAGAAATTCAATATAAAAAGACAGCAAAATTATAGACTTGTTGAGGGGTATGATGATAGGGATAATTTTGTGTTACCTGTTGAGGTAGTTGAAGTAGCACAAACTGCAACAGAAGTTATACTGTTGAGGATTATAAAAGAAAAAACTAACTTAGACGATTCACAACTTATTAAAAATAATTTTTAATTGATAAAAACATGGTAACACTTGAGTACAAATTAAAGCCAGACAATCATAAGGATAGACTACAGATACTTGTAGAGCTATCTGATAATGTAACTAAGGTATATAAGAAATATGAGGAGAGGGAGAAGGATCTTAAAAATAAAAATATGTCTATAGAGGAAGGAGGGTTAGGGAAAGAGTTTGTGAATGTATGGGCTAAGTTTAATACTGAAAAAGGTCAGTTAACTCAGATGTGTAATCAGTTCTCTAGGTCTATATCTTTAATGAATCAAGGGAATAGTTTTACCCAGGCTATGTTCGGAATTAAGACCAATACTAAGGATTTAGATATAACGGCTCAATGGGCGATATGTAGGGGGCAGGCTAATAATCCTACTCAGATATATTTTATATCTACCCCTCCAGGCCAGAAAATAGGATTCTTTCCTAAGCAAACTATGGCCTTTGATCATGTTATGTCTTATACTAAAGTTAACGTAGATAAGATTTTGAGAGATCTTATATTAAAAAATCCTAATACTAGGGATGATATGTTTATTTATAATTTGGTTACCGGGGACGAAAGAATACCTATATACTCCAAGATACTACATCCTGAAGCAGGCAGATTTGAGGTAAAGGTTAAAGAAGATAACGGATCAATACAAGTAGTACAGGAAGAGGAGGAGTAATATTATTTTTGTATCGTCTAAGAGCCTGAAAAGGTGGGGTGATATGTAGGTATCGTTTACTCTTAGATAATGTAAGGAGAGACACAAGAGAGCTTAATAGCCATACTCTTAGTTGTCTCTCCTTACTGGTTTTGGAGTGTTTGTAATTCATACTCTGTATGATACCTTTGCTAGGTCCCTTGAGAGTATGATATCTAACTTTGAAACTGTAGTTACTGAGTGTATCCCTTTACCCGTAAAGGAGGCTATTACTAAGTCTAATAAGTTCGGGTTAAGTCATACTATTAATATCCCTCTGCCGGTTATTACCTATATAATAGGATCAGGGCAGGTATCACTACTGAGGACCTTTCTGTATTTAAAATACTACTGTACTGTAGCGGGGGATGGGAGGTATGAAGTAACTACTACAGAGTTATCAGATAGTTTATCATATACCAGGCAAACTGCTAATAGTCATTTAAAAAAGTTGATTAGGATGGGGTGGATTACTGAGGGGTTTGTAAGAGGATGGAAGAAGATAAGTAAGTTATGCGGAGGTAAAGATAGAACCAGGATACAAACGGCTAAACTAAATCCATGCTTATTAACTTCTGTAACGACTCTTAAAGCGGGTTGTGTATATGCTAGACTAATCTATAGTTATAAAGTACAATCCTATAAGGATAGGATAAAGGGAAAGACTGCTAAAACTGGAGCAATCAAGCAAAGACCTTTATCAGCCCGAAAAGTAGGAGAGTGGTTTGGACTTAGTATTATGTCTGGTAGTTACTTCAGGACCCTGTTACTACAGTATGGATTTATTAAAATGAATCAGGTATTTACTTTAACTAGGTATACTGATTCAGAGGTTAAGTATATAAAATCTATTAAAGAAGGTGTAAATCTTATTTGGCATCATGATAGAGATTGCTATGCTTACCAGGAATGTAATGAGTTACAGTTAGTAGAGTCTTATCTAGTAGGGGTTAGATCTAAACCATTACGGTAAATACTTTGTAACTTCTTATTCTGGTAACATGCCTGGGCCGGCATTAGTCTTGTTGGAGGGGTTGTTTATGTGTACATTGAGATTAATAAGGATGTGTAAAAATTTTACAAGTAGGTATGAGATCTGATTATGATTTATTAGAATTAGTTATAGCATCTATTAAAGATGCTGCTAAGGAGTGCTGTTACTATGCACGTAAAGAGGATGATGAATTGAGTGAGGAGGATTTTAAGAGGGCTTTTGATGAGGGGTTAATAACCCTACAACAGGCAGGGGAAATATTTTCGGAAGAGTTGAGAGAGTGGGGAGAAATTGAAGAGATGTGTAAAAATTTTACAGATATATGAAGTACGTAGGGAGTAAGAACAGATTAGCTAAAGAGTTATTACGGATAATTTTATTAGGTCGTAGACACAATCAATATTATGTAGAGCCTTTTGTAGGAGGTGCTAATATGATCGATAAGGTTACGGGGAATAGGATAGGTAATGATAATCATATGTACCTTATAGCTTTACTTATAGCTGTTAGAGATGGTTGGGTACCCCCTACAGATGTTTCTAGAGGGGAGTACTACTCTATTAAAAGTAATAAGGGTAATTACCTTAATCATCTAGTAGGATTTGTAGGTTTTTTTATGCTCCTTCGGGGGTAAGTGGTGGGGAGGTTATGCTAAGGATGATCGTAGAAATTATTCCAGGGAGGGTAGAGATAATTTATTAAGACAAGCAAACAATTTAGAAGGAGTACAATTTTATGCGGGAGATTATAGAGGGTTGGTCATACCCTCTAATAGTATTATTTATTGTGATAAACCCTATGAGGGTGTTTTAGGTTATGCATATCCTTTTGATCATAAATCTTTTTGGGTATGGTGTAGGGAAAGAGCTAAGGAAGGGCATAGAGTTTATGTATCTGAGTATAATGCTCCTGAAGATTTTGAGTGTGTTAGAGAAATAAATCATCAAACCACTATAAATAAAAAAGGTGAAAATTATGATCATAGGCTAGAGAAATTATTTACTTACTATGTGTAAAATTTTTACAAATGATTACGCGAGATATAAAGGAGTATATTAAATTAGGGTCTAACCATAAAAGTTGGTATGAATCTAATTTGAAATTTATTAAGAAATTATTTGGGGATGATTGGGTAATAGTTATTTGGTTGTTAGCCGCTACTAGTCAGAGATCAACTATACAAAGCAATGTAACATTAACTTTGAAAGTACTAAGGAGGATTCAGGAGGGGGTAAATATTTTAGGGGAAAATGATGATCCTGATTTCTTACCTGCTATGGTACCTCAGGTAGTAAGAGCGGTTAATTTTGAAGAGTTAGGAGGTAGAAAAATAGAATCTTTTAGGAGGGCTATGTTTGGAGATGAGCAGGCTGTAGTAGTAGATATGTGGATTGCTAAAGCTTTTGGATTAAAACCTCGAATTTATAAGGGTAAAGAATATTTTTCGGTGTCAGATAAACAATACTCTGAGATAGAATACAGCATACGTAATTATTGTATATGCATAGATGCTTATCCAAGGGATATACAGGCTGCTATATGGGTAGGGATACGACAAAAAGAATACGGGGATATAGGACGTATAATGTCAGATACTTATGAGCAGTGTTTTAGGAAGAAGTTATATTTTAATTTGATATATTCTATTCCTGTATTTAAGGAGGTTTATGTAAGTAGTGTAGGAAAGATATTTGTTAATGGTTAGTATTTTATTTATCGGTTATGGTGATATTGTAGCTCGGTACATTTTTTGTATTTTTAGGGTGTAAAATTATTAACATGAAACCGATAAAATTTAAGCAGCAAAATACGGTATATGGTGCGGGTAAAGTAGGTATGAAACCTGTACCCGCTTTTAAAGATATCGCTACAATAGAAAAAGGGGTAGTTATATGTTGGAGTATGGGGCTTTGGAAGAGGATTAAGTTTTTGTTTACGGGGAAGATATATGTAGCTACCATAACATACGGGGAATCTATATACCCTACTAAATTATCTACTGAATTTATAAATCCTACATTACAGGAAGTACTAAAAAATTCAGAATCTAATGAATGAAGGAGATACTAAAAAGTTGTGGGTAGATCCTGATAGACCCAGGAGAGAAGAGGATGTAGATTTTCCTGGGGATATACCCTTACCTAAAAGGATAGTACATCCGGCAATTAGGTTTAAGGAGAAACCGGCTACTCCTGTAATATGTGTTGCTTATACAGATGGTAGTAGCCACATATTAAATAGTAATTATGAGGAGCATGAAGGAAGAATATTTGGGGCTTATGGGCTTAGGGTTTATATAGGTCAAGGAAGGGAATGTATATATGAGGAGGCTGAGGCTTTGGAGGGGTGGAAAACAGGTAAGACAGAAGCATTAGGATTATATAGGGTATTATGTTGGCATAAAAGGTATAAGCCTAATACTATGCTAAGAATAATGTGTGATTCTTTATATGTAGTTAATGCCTATAATTCTTATTTGGTGTCATGGTATTTTAAGGATTGGGAGAAATCTGATGGGGGGGTGATAGAGCATAAAGAGCTGTGGAATAAGGTATGGGAGATTAAAAAAACAGATAAGCATTATTTGATAAATGTATGTCACGTACCAGGGCATAGCTCGGATTTAAGAAATAATGCAGTACATGAATTAGCTATAGGTACTATGAGAGTTTATAGGGATAAGCGTATTAATAAGGTGTAAAAATTTTACAGATATGAGTAAGAAACTTATAAAGACAGGTAATAGGACAGTAGATAAAAGTAAACTTATTAGTAAAATAACTAGTACAACATTTGAATTACATCATTATGTAGCCGATGGGCTTAAGAATGTTGAGGTTAGAAATGTTGAGGGTAAGAAAGAGGGGTGGGATTGGGAAATAACTATTACTAAAATTATATCTGATAAAGGTACTAGTAGTTTGAATAGTATACAGTATGTTATGTCTATGGGCTTTAATTTTTTTAATCTAACTAATAAGTGTCAGGTATATGGTTATATGCAATTATTCTTATTTGAGATTTTGAATAATCATTTACTTAAGTATGGTAGGGCATCTATTACTATGCCGGATCAAAGGACTAAAGGATATTTATTAGCTATGGAAAATATGATATCTGGGTTATTATTGTTTCAGGGAGGGTATGAGACAATAGAGGGTATACTTACTGATAACCTTCAGTATAAAGGTATACGTAACCCTATAAAAAATACATACCTACAGATAAATAAGTTACTAGATAAATTATCTCATACGAAAAATGATGAGAAGGTAATGTTAAATAATTGTATAGGTACTTACACCTTATTGAGGGCTGTATCTAAAATACCTGTAGATTATCATGAGAATGTAGGGGAGGAGTTATTAAAGGTTATAGAAGAGTGGAAGAGGAAACCTGAGGAACATAGTCTATCACATCTTACGGTTAACGATGCCTTAGAATATTTGGAGGATAGGGGGGAGGAAATTTGGTTAAATATTTGTGAGATAGATGAGGCTTTACAATCTCTAAAGTATTTAGGAGAAAATAGGAGGTTTACATTAGATGAGGCAAAGAGACTAATAGGGTTGGAACTTAAGTTGAAGGCAAAATTAGTAAATGAGTGATATGGAGAAATTAACTATAGAAACATCTGCCGGGTCTGAGTATCTTAATATACCTACAGAAGATTGCGATTTAACTTTAGGAGGTTTCCAGGGGTTTACATCTTTGCTACCTGATGAGGTAGAAGTTAAATCCAGGTTTGATGATTTGGAGTTACAATTAAGTATGGTTACTGAGGACGGTGCAGGGATGAGTGTAATGAGTTCAAATATAGAGTTAGATATAGCTGAGTTGAATTTACAGCTTATAGATATTGTATCTAACCAACTAAGGTTTGTCTTACCTCAATCTGAGCATGATGTCTTAGGAAGAGTACCGGTACCTAATCTATTTGTATTAAAGGAATCTATTTCTATAGTCTCTGTTCAGGCTGTAGATCCTATAATACATTTCTATCATTCAGAATCAATGGCTCCAGACATAGAGATATTGAAGAATGAGTTAGCTAAGGTTAAGGTGTGGGAGATTATTAAACGGAGGAGGATAAGGTCTAAGATTAATAAATTAGAAAAAGGATTTTTTGTATTGGTGCCGGTAGCAGAGGTAGATTTCGCAAGTAGGATGAATACTGATTTTATCAGGAAACAATCTCCCTCTATACCTCAGGCTTTAAAAGATAAAATGGCGGCAGAAGATATAGACGAGGATAAGTATATGGAGTGGGTGGAGAAGATGGATTGGGATAGTATGACTGATATGAAAGAGAAGAATGAGAGGGCTAAACTTATTGCAGGTTATGCTGCTGAGTTTAAGAAGAATATATTTGGTAATGCTCATAAATTAATATCTCATATTTGTGTACCTCAGGGTGAAAAGTATAATGAGAACTTGGCAGGACTTAGAGCTAAGTATTTTAAGACGTTATCCCTTGATAAGGCTAAGGCTATAATAAATTTTTTTATACAGGCACGGAAGCTCTTGACACTAAATACTTAGATGTATTTGAGTCACAAGAGGATATAGGCAAGCCGGTAAGCCCCGAAAGATTAGCCTTTTATAAAGTTTGGGATTGGATGGGAGTACTCAGAGAAAGTCTTATACCTGCCAGTTATACGCCAGATACGGAAGAGAAGATAATGGCATTACCTACTTATAAAGTTTTTAATTATCTTAGGTATATGAATCAGCACGGTACTATGGTAAATAAGGAACATATTAGAATGAGAAAAGAAGCAGAGGAAGAGGCTAGGACCAAAACTAAAAAGTAATGACAGAATCTATAGAGTTAATACAAGATCCTTTAGAGTATGCTGTTAGGGATATAATAGATAGCAGTCATTTGCAAAACAATGAGTTACAATTTATACCTATAAAATCCATAGATAAAATAGCTTTTGATGAGGATGTTAAGTTTCCTGTCATAACTGCTATAAGTTCAGTTCTAGGGTTTGAGGAGGATATATTACGGGTTGAGCTTATAGTAGCTATAGCTTTTCCTGAGCCCGAGCTGGATAATTGTAATACTGAGGGGGAGTTTTATTTGAAGGCGTTACGATCTGCCCGAGGGTTTCAGATAGACTTGCTAGAGATAGCTCAGTGGTTGACGGGAAAGAAAAAGAAACCAGGAGATCCTATAGGAATATATGATTTTAACCAGGAGGGAGAAGCTACTATAATAGTAGAGTATGATCCTGATACTAATGAGGATTCTGATGATACAAATAGGAAGAGAATATATAGGCTTGTAAATGTGATAATGACTATAGTATTTGTAGGTACACATTCAGAGTTATGTTGTAGTAGGTTTGATCCGGCAGATCCTGGGTCTAGTTGGGATGCAGTTAATCAACCTAAAAATTAAAGTATGTTTGTTAAACATTATAAAATAATAGATACCTCACCTAATGAGTCAGATGGTGAGGGGACTTGGTTTGTAGCTTGCGGTAAGGAGGAGGTAGTTGTAGCTACTACTAATTTATCTAAGGTTACTTGCAGTAAGTATCTTGAAAAGGTAAATTTGGGAGATAGTAAATAGACCTGTAAAATTTTTACACCTTATGGCAGTAGATCAAGGTAGGGTAATACGTTTGGCAGGACTTATAAAGAAGGCTTTCCAGGCTCCTTTAGTAAGGCATAGGAAGGTAGTTACCAAAACTACTTTCAATTCTATACAGGTAGTTACTACCGTATCTTCAAACATTATAACTTTTGATGTATTTACGGGTGGGGGTTATTTGTTTATTCAACGAGGCAAGAGAGCTAATACTAAGTTCCCTGTAAGAAGAGTGGGAGGTAGGTTTAAGTTGGTTAAGCCTTTGGCTGAGTGGAAGAGAGCTAAAGGTTTGTCTATTCCTGATTTTTTGTTAGCACGATCTATAGCTATAAATCCGAGACGCCCTATAAATTTAATTAGGGAATCAGAGGTAATTATAACCCGGATATTAGATGTAGAGGTAGACAGGTTAGGGATAGGAGATGAGGTACTAAGGATGCTTACAAGTATTGAGGGCAATTAGGTAAAAATTATCTATATTTGTGTTGCTATGGCTGTAGAAGAATTGACGTTATCTCCTGAAGATTTTGAGACTGTTTTTAATGGTGCTAGGGTAGTTAATCAAAATGGTATAGTAGTAGAGGGTAGTGAGGTTACGTTAAAGATAGATATAATAGTAACTTGTGGTGGGGGGGATCAAACGTTATTAGCAGATAGCACTTTCACTTTTACCCAGGAATTTATTGAGGGAGTATGTCCTTAACACATTTGCCTATAGAGGAGGATACTTTATATCCTGCCCATTGTAAGTTTTGTATATGCTTTGAGGATACGGATTATATTGTTAATCCTGGAGGAAGATGGGCAATACAATTAGCTTTAGTAGTACAACCTTTAGACGGAGACACTTTTTCTATAGATGGAGTCCAATTTACGTATAGGACTGTTCCTGTAGGAGTATTTGATATTTTAATAGGAGGAAGTGTAACTGCTACCTTAAATAATACGGCTGCTGCAATATCTTCATTACAGTTTGCTACTCCGGCTAATTATTTAATACTTCCTATAATATCTGTAATATTTATATTTGCCAATAGACCCGGATCAGAATTTGATATAGTTTATGCTCAGGAAACTTCGCCTTTATTTGTAATGTCTTTAACTCCTGGGGTAGATATTGAGGTTAAATCTCCTTATAAGATATTAGTACAGTTGCATATTAATATTAGTTTATCAGGGTTCGAGTTTTGTTTGATAGATAATATTATTGCTATACCTAAACTTACTACTGATAAATTTACGGGTGATCCTGAATTAGAGGTATGTATACCGGTAGATCAGTTTATACGGGACGTAATAAAAAGTCCTATTCCTGTACTGGGTACGCTGGTACCTCCTTTTTTGGAAATACAGTATCAAACATTAGCCTTAATGTTTTTTAGGTTTGCAGTAGAGGATACAAATGGTGTGGGTATATTTGAGGTATCAGATGATTCGTACTCATTTACTAATGCTTTGTGTGCTGATAAGGATGCACCTGGAGTAGCTTTATTTGATCACTCATATTTTAATAATGTAGATGCAAAATTTTTACATGTAATAGATACTGATCAGCTTACTTTTTGTGCGGGTACAGAGTTTTTATTGTATGCACATGTTGCAGGAGATACGGTTACTCCGGTAACATGGACTTTACAGGTTACTACTTTTCCTTCTCAGGGTGGAGGAGCTTCTATTTATGTTGAGAATATTGTACTAACCAGGGACGGTATATTGTGTATGAATATAACTGGTATAGCCGATCAGTCAGAAACTATATTAGATCACTATGAAGGTATAGCTTCTGTTAATTTTGGTGATGATATGGGGAGAAATTTTCAGATTATCATAATTAACTATAGAAGCAGGAAAGAGAGAGAGTGTTGTGATTGTAGATCCGTATTTTATTACTTAAATAAGTTTGGTAGGTGGGATATATTGGAGGGTACCTGTGAATCTTTTTTTAAGATGGATATAACAGCTCAGGATTTTTATGGGTGTGAGTCTTGTTTTAGTCCTCCTGGAGGAACATTAATATATAATAAGACTTATGAGGAAGAGTTTAGAATATATACTCATAGGTTACCAAATACTGATTATACCAGGGAAAGATTAGTTGATTTCTTTTCTAGCCCAGAGGTGTATATGGTTAAAGGTGATGATAACGATCTCATTCCCGTAGTGGTGTTGGGTGATGAGCAAGTATTGGTATCAAGTGCATCAAATAAGGTAGTACAGATACCTATCAGATATAAACCTGTTTCTATAAAGAAATCAATAACTAATTTGTGAGAGGTGTATTATGGTTGAGTATATTTTGTGTTTTATTTTGATATCGTTTATTAATGCCTTTATTATTATAGGGGCTTTTATTGCCGCTAATCATAAAGATGATAGGGGGAGGATGTTTATTTTAAGTGGGGTTAGGTTATGGTTTGAGAGTAGGTTGGGTACCTATTGGGCTAAGCCCTTTTTAACCTGCTATAAATGTATGGTATCTATATGGGGAGGTATTCCTGCTTTAGGGGGGTGTATCGTGGCTTGTGTGATGCTATCTTTCTCTGGGTGGTACATAGCTATAGCTTTAATAGTATCTACGCTCTATTCGCTTTATTTGTGTGCAGTGGTTACTATTGTGTATGATGTGTATGTTAGTATAAAACAAATAGGGATTAAGCCTATAGGTAATGTTAGTGTTACAGTAGAAGAAAAGAAACGTAAAACCACTATAAGATAGAGGTGTAAAATTTTTACAGTCATGAGTAAAGGAGGATCAGCTACCCTAACTACTATATGTTTGTTGATAAGACCTAGTGGGGGGTTAAATTGGTTTGAGGTTGATTTATTTAAAGCCCTTGATATAGCTTCATCATATTCTGTAAATGATATTACGGATATATCTAAACCTAAAAATCACTTTTCAAAAAATGTAGAGCTTTCAGGTACCCCTAGAACTAATAAGGCTTTACAGTATGTATTTAGGGTAGATGTTATTACTAATAATATTCTTGATATAGATATAGATGCTCAGTTATTGGTTAATGGGGTAGATATACTTTATAGTGTAGGAGTATTGCAGGTAACAGAAATGAGAACTAATGAAACTCTAGGAACTATATTTTATGAATGTGATCTTACCGGGGGTAGATTTAGGTGGGTATCTTTATTAGATAAATTATTTGCTTGCGATTTACCTTTAGGATCTCATATTTTTGATGATACCACTACTAGAAATAGTTGGGATAGAAAGGGTAAATTGGGGGTGGTTTTTGATCACACTTTTATAGGGGCTGCATATTTCCCTGTACATTATGGGTGGTTTGTAGATGGGTCTATAAATGTAAACATACAGGATTTACGTCCTCATGTATATATAGCTCATATATTTCAGGTTGCTTTTGCTGAAATAGGATATACTCTTAAAGGAGATTATATAAACTCTAATAGGTATAAGGGTTTAATGCATATGTTTACTCGTGGTGCTTGGGATCTTACTTTTGATCAGGAAACTGAGTTAACTGCTCAGGCAGTACATCAAGGGCCTTATTTATATGACTCGTGTGATGTTTTGGGTGAGGGGCAGTTTATGAGATTTGATATAAATAATGGAGGATTCTTTATTAATATAAGAGAGTGGGAACAGCCTATAGATGCGGAGATGGAGATATGTGTTACTGTTGACCCAGGACAGGGAATAGTAGCGGGATGTTTATCTTTGCATATAGAAGTAAATGCGATTTCAGTAACATTAGCGCCTTATATACCTATTTCGGGTATAAATTTGTGTATTACTCTTATATTGTTTAAGGATGATATAGTTAAACTTAGGTGGGTTAATGATCAATGTTTAATAGGTCCTCCTCCGTGTGATCAAATAACAATAGGTATACTTAAAGCTATTTGGGATTTCAGACCTACAAATCCTAAGGTTAAAGGTATAGGATCTACTATAGAATTGTGTGAGACTATGGACCCTAAATTAACTGTTAAAAATATATTAGATGGGGTTACTCATCTGGAGAATTTATATTGGGAGACTAATGAAAGTTCTAAGGAAGTTACGGTATCTACGGCAACAGAATTTTATAGACCACAAGTACAAGAGGAGTGGAGTGATAGGGTAGATTGTGGTAGGGATATAGTACAGGAAATAGATAAAGGTAAGTGTAGAAATTTTGTTTTCTCTTTTAAAAAGGATAGTAGTGATGCTTTTGTAAAAATAATAGAAGAAGAGAATTTAGGAGGTAAAGGGTTATATTCGGGGGAGGCTATATTTGATCCGTCAGATATATGTAGGGAGGAAAGTATTAATCCTACATATTCTCCTACATGGAATATAAATAGGCACAACCTTAATCAAACAAGTGTACCTCCTGCACAAATTCAATGGCTAGCTATGTGGAAAACGGTACCAGAACCCCCTTTTCCTACTACTAATCCAGAGGAGTTAATATCTCATGATTTTGCTCCCAGAATATGTTATTATGAGGGATTAATAGATGAGGTTGATGCGGGATATTTTGCCCCTTTAAAGTGGGAGTATGATCCTGGTACGGGGATAGTTGGGGTAGAGGATCTTTATCCTCATGCGTATATGGTAGATTATTATAATTATAATACTGAGTTTGCTGTATCGTATGGGGATGTAGTAGATAGGAGGATAGGACCCACTTTACAGTTAGGAGTAATAACAGTTTTTCCAGGCATAATAAGTAATACTTATGCTTTTTTGTTAGGTATTTTAGATAGAGGAAGGTCGGTAGAAATATGGTGTACGCTAACGGAGTCTCAAATACATAATTTAGATTTCACTACGTTCAAGATTATTAGGACTGCTCTAATAGCTGAGGGTATTTATTTGTTAAATGAGGTTAAGGATTGGCAACCTGAAGATTTATTAGCGTTATGTGAATTTTATTTAGTGAGGGATGGAGTATAAACGGTGTAAATAATTCAAACTCAAATTTATATTATGTTAAAAAAACTACTGGTAATTTTACTAATTTCAATCCCCCTTTTTTCTGTATCTCAATCATTAACTACAAATTTGGTTAAGAATCCAAGTTTTGAGCAAATGAGTTTATGTCCTTTCAATCATGATGAAATAATTAAGTCATTTAATTGGGATGCGGCTAACACCGATCTTATGTATATTTGGCCTGAGTATTTTCATCAGTGTGATGGGTTTGTAGCCGGAGTACCTTATAATAGTTTTGGGTTCCAGTACCCGGATAGTATGCAATTTAGTTGGGCTGCTGCTGTAGTAGAATCTTATGCGGGTATAATTGCTTATGGAGATACTACTTTAAATTCCCGGACTCATCTAACAGGTGACTTTTTAAATGATACTGCTGCTTATGTACACAGCGGGGTAAAGTATTATTTTAGTATACGAGTAGCTATTGCGGACTCCTCAAGATATGCTACAGGATTAGGATTAAAGTTATCAGTGGATGATGTGGATAAATTCATAAATCCTGCATTAACTGATAATTTATTTACCGTAGCTTACATGCAGCCTATAGTAGATACTACCTGGGTTATGTGGTCAGATAGTTTTATAACAAATCAAGACTTCAGAGGGTTCTCTGTAGGTAATTTTTTGAATGATACTTTTAGTGTTAAGATGTTAGTGGATACTTGTGCTATACTTAGTATAGAGGCAGGGGATAGTATTACTAGTTACTGTTCTAAGAACATTAGCTATTACTATTTAGATAATGTTTGCATATCTGATAGAAAAGGGGTATGTGGTATGGTTACTACTATAACTGTGGGATCAGAGAAGGAAATAGTTATTGATCCTTTAGTAGTATATCCTAACCCGGTCAGGCAGGGATCTAATCTTAATATATCGGATACTAGTTTAAATATATATGAGGTAACTTTGTATGGTATCGCAGATAATTTAGTTAAGTATAGATGCCATAACTGTACTTCTATACCTATTGATAATATAGATCCTGGTATGTATATACTTATGGTTACTAGTGATAGTCACAGGTATAATAGTATAGTGGTTATAACTGATTAAATAGCTGTTTAAAATTGTCTCCCTAAATTTGAATTTTTTTTGTAAATTTAGGGAGACAATTATTTTATATATATGAAGTAGTAGAGTTAGTACTTTTTATGTCTGTTGGGGTGTGTAAAATTTTTACAGGCATATAGTGGGTAAGACTCAGACGTTAACATATACTATAAAAGTTCTTGGTACGGATACAGCAAGTTTATCCGTACAGGAATTAGTGTTTCATCAGAAGGAGCTACAGCGACTTCTACTGTCTCTACCGGCTGAGGGTACCGAGGCTTATAATACTTTAGATAAAGAAGTAAGAGAGGCTACAGACGGTACTCAAACATTAGCCTCAGTACAGAAGGATCTAAATAATCAATTCTCTCAAGGGAGACAGAGGGTATTAGATTTTAATAAGTCATTAAGGCAGGGTACTGCTGCTGCTGGTAGTATTAATGATCTTAGGAATAGGCTAGTAGGGGTACGTAGGGAATTAGATAATACGGCACAAACCGTAAAGGGTCAGGTTAATCCTGAGTTTCAGGAATTATCTAAGCAGTCAGCCCTATTAAATAATGAGCTTGTTGAGGCAGAGGCAGCTAGTGGTAGATTCCAAAGAAATGTAGGTAATTACCCCAATATAGGGGAAGGTATTATTAGCACGTTTAAGAAGGTAGGAGAAACCTTTTTAACTGCTTTTGCGGTTACTGCTGTAATATCTAAAGTAACCCGGGGGTTTAGAAATCTCATAAATTTAGGGGCTGATTTTTCCCGTATACAATCAACATTGAAGGCTCTTAATGAGGGGGGAGATATTGATAATCTTGTAAATGATGCTCGTAGTTTGGGGGCGGCTACAGAGTTTACTACTACCCAGGTAGGTAATTTACAAATATCGTTAACCAAGTTAGGATTTAGGCAGGATGAGATACTAGAGGCTACAGCGGCTACGTTAGATTTAGCTACTGCTACAGGTGAGGATTTGGCTGAGGCAGGTACGGTAGCTGTTAAGACTTTACGTGCTTTTGGATTAGATGCTGATCAGACTAGGAGGGTTACCGATGTATTGGCTGTTTCTTTTATTAAGTCATCTTTGAATCTTGAGACTTTCAGGGAGTCTATAAAGACAGTAGCACCTGTAGCAAAAACTTTAGGATTTTCTTTAGAAGGGGTTACTTCTTTACTAGCCGGGTTAGCTGATGTAGGAATAGAAGGTTCTAGGGCGGGAACTTCTTTACGGAATATTTTATTAAAATTGGCTGATCCTACAAGTGAGTTATCTAAGACTTTCGGTACTAATATAAATACCTCTGAGAAATTAATAGGTGTACTTAGGACTCTAAGAGATGAGGGCGCAAGTTTGGGAGAGGTATTAGAATTAACGGATACAAGATCCGTAGCAGCTTTTTCTACTTTTATAGATAATGCTGATAAGATAGAAGATTTAGGGGTTCAGTTTGAAAATGCAGCCGGATCTGCTGCTGCAATGGCTGCAATTATTAGAGATGATTTAAGAGGAGATTTAGATACTGCCTCATCAGCTACAGAGGCTTTTGCTTTAAATATATTTGATACTTTAGAGCCTGCTATACGCACCGTAGTACAGGGGTTTACGGCATTTATTAGGGTGCTTAGTGGGGGGTTAGATTTGATACAGCAATTCCCTGCTTTGTTTGGCGCTATATCGGCGGCATTAGGGGTATATACTGCCAGCTTAATAGCTAATAGGCTTAACCTTAACTTAAATACACTTTCTGTTATAGCCAATAATGCGGCTTACTCTATAGGGTTTAAGTTGCTGGTATTACAGGAAACAGCCACAAAAGCTTTAAATGTAGTTACGGGGTTATTGACGGGTAAGATACAATTACAGACAGTAGCCCAGATAGCCTTAAATGCAGCAACTAAGTTATTTAATCCTGTGGGATTAGCTTTAGGTATAGGGGCTTTAGTTGGTGGTCTTATTGCGTTAGCTTCTTCTGGGTCTGGGGCTGTAAAGGAGTTAACGGAATTAGAGAAGCTTGAAGGTAGATTGGGTAAGAGGAGGGAAGAGGCAGAAAAGCAAATAGGTACGGAAGTTGCTCAGGTAGATTTATTATTTGAATCTTTAAAGAATGCTAATGAGGGGTCTGCTGAGAGATCTAATCTTATTGATGCTATCAATGATCAGTATGGGGAGTATCTTCCTAATCTTTTAACGGAGTCAAGTAATCTCAAGGAAATTGAATCTGCCCAATTGGCGGTTAACTTGGCTATAGAAGCTAATTTAATAGCCAAGTTAAAGAAGCAGGCTATAGAGGAAGAGTTGGGAGATGTTTTGAAGGATCAACTCCAAGTATCCAAAGAGCTACAGGAAGTTACTGGGTTATCTGGAATACAGCTAAGGAATTCTGCTAAGGAGTTAGATGGTTTAAGAGATCCTATTGATGCCTTAATAAATAGGTTTGCTGAGTTATCTGGTAGAACTGACTTAGTATCTGATGCTGCTAAAGGTGCTACAATTAGCGTAAGAGGATTAGGTGGAGTTTTTGGAGATGATGTTTTAGGGCAGGGGGTAAAAAATACTATTGGAAATTTTAACGATTTAAGAGATGCTTTAGAGACTCAAACATTAGGTATAGGAACTGACATAGATGCTGTTAACTCTGAGATAGCTAGATTAGGTGATATAGATCAGGATACAGAGATAACAGATATATTTGTACAATCTCTTAATAGATCTATTAAGACTGTTAATGAATTAAAGAATGCTAATGTTGAGCTTAGTAAAAATTTTACAGCTTCCCAGGGAGTGCTTAATTCGTATGTAGGTGCTGTAGATGATTTTGAAAATGGATTAAGCGATTCTCAGAAAGCTTCTATAAATTTAGCTACAAGTCTATCTACACAATCCAGGGAGGCATTTGATGCTGAAGTTACTGCTGAGAGGTTAGGATCTCAGTGGGATGATGTAAGTACTCAGTTTGGGGGTGCAGGCAAAGCTTCCTTTGAGTTAGCAGTACAGCAGAGAGTAACTACCAACTCTACTATAGTACAGCAACGAGAGTTAGGATTATTAACTACTAGTGTAGGTAAAAGTAGGGAAATATTACAGCAGATTAATCAGACTTACGGTAGTTTGACTGGGGTGCTAACTACTAATACTAAAAGAATAGTATCTAACACTAAGGCAGATAGTAAAAAGGCAGATCAGTTAGCTAAGACTTTAGATTCTCTTAATAAGAGAATAGCAAAAGAGAGAGAATTATCTGATGTTGAGGAGGCAGGGGGAAGGAAATCTATCGAAGGATTAGAGGTATTAAGAGCGCAGGCATTAGGTAGACTTAATATTAAGTTAGAAGGGTTTGAGAAAGAAAGACAAGCTTTAATACAGCAGGGAGTAGACGAATCCACTATACTACAAGTTACAGAGGAGGAAAGGGCTTTACTTTTTTCAAAATTAAATCTTGAGTTTGATGAAAGAGTAGTTAAAGCTAGAGGGGGTGCAGCACAAAAAAGAATAGAGGCAGAATCAGAAGCATTAGATTTAGTATTGCAGGAGAGACTTAAAGGAATAGAGGCAGCAAGACTAGCAGAATTAAATGCTATAGATATTGCTGGGCAATTAACTGTAGATCGGATAGAGGATATTGAGGATGAGAAATTTGAAATAGAGTTAGAGGCTGATAAAAAAAGATTAGATGCTTCGTTACAGTTTGTAGAGGATCAGTTAAAGATAGTGGGGTTAAGTGCTGAGGAAACTTTAAAACTGGAGCAGGAAAGAATAGCAATATTATTAGATATACGGGACGGTGAGATAGATGAAGTTACTAAGCAAGAGGAAAGAAAGAGGGAGGAGATTGAAAAAACTTTAGAATTTCAAAGGCAGGCTTTAGATAGTCTTGTTAATTTTGCGGGATCTATTAGAGAGATATTAGAGTTTGGGGTAGATGAGGAGATTGCTTTAATAAATGAAAGAGATGCCCGTAGACAAGAGGGGCATGAGAATCAGTTAACTCAGTTGGAACAGGAGTTTGCAGCTAGGGAGCGTAATATATTAAAGCAGGGATTAGATGCTGAAACTGAGGCTAGTTTATTAGCATCTTTAAATACTCAGAGAAATGCTCAAGTTGCGGCTGAAAATAAGAGGAGGGCAGACGAAGAAAAGAGAGTAGCAGCAGCTATAAAAAAGGCAGAGCAAAGAAGAGAAGCAGCTATAGCTTTTGAGAAGAAAATACAGGCTATACAAGCTGTTATAGATAATGCTCAGATAATTAGAAATAATATTGTCACTCTTAGTAATAATATTAAGGCTGTATCAGAGGGGGCTAAGATACCTTTCCCAGGAAATATAGCCGCTATTATTTCTATTATAGCGGCGGTAGCTGCGGGTATAGCTAGTATTAGATCATTAACAGCTAGTGCTACAAGTTTTGAATTGGGGGGAGATACGGGCTTATTGTTTGCTGATGGGGGACCTACCCCCATAAGAGGTAGAACCTCAGCTAGAAGTGCTACTAGACCACCTAAACGAAGAAAAGGATATGGGGGGATGCACGTAGGACCTAGGCATAGTAGGGGAGGAATACCTATAGAAGTAGAGGGAGGAGAGTATGAGAATAATAGGTGGTCTACGGAATTATTTTATCCTTTATTATCGTGGATGAATCACCAAGGAATCAGGAGAAAGCAGGGTAAGCCTTATGGGGATATGTCTAGTTTATTTGGTATGGTTAAATCTTCAGGATCAGGGGTAGTAGCCAATATACCTAGAGTACCAGTTAAAGCTCCTAAGTATAAGTTTCAAACGGGAGGAGCAGTACCTACAGGTATAAGTGAGGCATCCACATCTGTAGCTTTTGCGGAATTACGTAGAGGATTTGATAATTTAGGTCAAGATATACAGGGGGTTAAGGATAGTGTAGAGAAAGTAATTACTGCTATAGATGAACAAGAACTAACCCTTTCTCTTATAGAGCAGAAAAAGCAACAATTAAAATTAGACAGGCAAGTAAGAAAATCAGAATTTTAAGTTGAGGTAATATGAAAAATACGTCTAAAGAATTTACAAAAGTTATATCTGAGTTTGATGTACATAAGGCTAAGCTATTTGTTGAAGGATACCCTGATATTTCTACGGGTAGATCGATGATACTGAAGGTACCTAAAGTAAAAGGTAGTAAAGATATTGTAATATTAAATTCTAATGTTTCTGAAGAAATGCCTGTAGCTTCTCCAGGAAACGTATTAAAAGGTTTATGTAGTAAGTATAGACCTTTGAAACCTGTATATATGGAGGAGATGGGAAACGGGGAGCAGGTTGCTTTTAAATTTGCTAAATTGAATGGTAGTAATCCTGATGAGCCGGTAGTATCTCCAGTAGCAGAATTAGAAGTAGGAGGGTTACATTTTAAAATATGTGTTTTACATATACATAGGTATGACAGAATAGAACCTACGATATTATTAGAGGTAGAAATACAAAATGAGGATAAAGATATATTTTATGTACCTTTTGAGGGAGGGGGTACGTTTGATATGTTTTGTAAGTTAATGAGGAGGTTACATAATTCTGTTGATAATAGAATATTATTAAGAAAATGGATATTTAAGTATCATACGGGTTATGATAACGTTAGGAAGTTATATGGTAGTAGAAAAGAATTAACGCTAATTAAGTTAGAGGGTTTGGCTAAGTCTGTACAAAAGAAAGGGGTGAATATTGTGGGGGAAAATTGTTTAGGAGTTTTTGTAGGGTGGTTAAATTGGTTTAATTCTAATGTTAGTAGTGATGTATTATATGAGGATACAGTAGGTAGTGTTAAGGTAAAATTTGATTATGTTTGGAAAATGGTTATAAGGTAATCTTTTTTACAAATCATAGCCAATTGGGATAAATTTGTAAAAAATACAGATAATCCTTAGAGGGTGTAAAAATTTTACATATTTTTGATTCGGTTATAAAAATATTTATGTCTGAATCAGTTTCCTTTTTCGGTACTTTACTAAATCAGAACTATTGGGCTATGAGGCCCGAAGCAGTGGAAAGATTGTATCCTATTATTAAGGGTATAATGGGGGGTAATCGTAGCAGCGAATTTTCAGGTAACAAGGAAAGGAATCAGGTTAAGTATGCTAGGTTTGATAATACCAAAAAGAGAAGCAGCCATTTAGATGAGTCGGATACTTTCCGTATGGGGACTAGTGTTAAGGAGGGGGATGTAGCAGTAATCTCTATTATAGGGACAATGTTTAAAAGGGCTGCTGATATGGATGCAGTCTCAGCTACAGCGGGAGTATCAAGAGTTACTAGATTTATTAGGGAAGCGGCAGATAATGATGATGTATCTGGTATTGTATTAGTGTTTGATAGTCCGGGGGGTACGGTAGACGGTACTGAGGATTTAGTAGCTGCTATTAAGGATGCCAACATTAAAAAAAGAGTTATTGGTTTTGTAGATGGGTTGGCGGCATCTGCTGCCTTTTGGGCTATATCTCAAACCGATGAGATTATAGTATCAGGAGAAACATCTGAAGTAGGATCTATTGGAGTTGTGATGCAGCATGTTAACGGTGAAATGTTTTTTGCCAATGCTGGGTTAGAGATAACATTTCTAACAAACGATGACGCTACTAAAAAAGTTTCTGCTCCCCCTACCCGGGCTATAACTGTTGAGGAGAAAAACGAGATTATTAATAAGTCGTTAAATCCTATAGCTAAAATATTTCAGGGTGATGTTAAGACAGGTAGAGGAGATAAGCTACGGGAGGAGCAAAGAATATTTTCGGGTAGAGTATTCTTATTTAAGGAGGCTAAAAAACTAGGTCTTGTAGATAAGATAGGATCTCTACATGATGCGGTAAGATCTGCAAAACGTAGACGTAATAATAATTCGAAGACTAGTAAGAAATCAAGTAATAAAACTTCAAAAAATAATAACATGGGAATTTTTGATGGGCATTTAAACAATTCGGCAACTACTACTGAGCCCGTAGAATTAACTGCCGATCAAGCCAATAGTCTTAGGTCAACTTTGGATACTCAGGAGAAAAATAATATTGCTCTTGAGGCAACTAATAAGTTGCAGTCTGGACAAATTGAATCCTTGATTGAGGAGAATGGAACTGCTAAGGCGGCTTTGGAAATAGCCAATACCAATATAACCGCATTGGAAGAGGAAGTTACTATAGCTACTATTAGTGCAACAGATCAGGAGACTAAGGTTACGGGGTTGGAGGAGCAGGTAGTAACTTTGACTGATGAGCGGGATACGTTACAGGCTGATAAGGAAAATTGGGGAGATGAGGCTACTGTTAATGCTTCTAAGTATAATGCTTTGGTTGGTAAATATAATGCTTTGGCTGCTAAGGCGGGTGAAGAGTCTGCTGAGCCTATTGATCCTGAGTCTGATGATCCTGGAAAAATAGGGGATGATGATAAGAAGTCTAAGACTCGTAAAAAGAGGTCTAGCCTGGAGAGGGTATAATATATCCTGTTAATTAGAGTCCGTTGGGGTGTGTAAAATTTTTACGGATTTAATTAACTCTAAAGAATAAAGTTATGAACTTATGTGATATGGGAACTTGCAGGCACACTCATACTATCAGGGATAGGTATGAGTTTGAAGCAAAGACCTACCCGGTAGAGGATTCTGTTTTTATTCGTCGTAGGGTGTTTGCTAAGGCTCAGATCCTACAGAATGCTATTCCTCTTGAGGATGAGGCTCCCGATACAGGGGAGGTTGCAGGTAATGGTCGTCAATTTGTGAGCTTTAATGAGGACGTACAAACCCGGCAAAGATTGTTCAGAGAAACCATAAAGTCTAAGATTAAGTCTAAAGTAAACTCTTCAAAGGGGGCTACTGATTGCGGTTTTGATCCTGGTACTACTACTAAAGGTCCTAAGGTAGATAGATTCTTAACCATACAAACTGTTTTTCAGGATGATGATTTTTGTATAAATGAATTTATTAAGACCTGGAGACAAAGCGGATTAGGTAGAGGAGTAATGAGGGATGAGGGAGATATGATAGTAATCTCTGATGAGGTAGAGATAGCGATGTTGAGGGAGTCTAAGATAACTTGGGACAGACATGCATTTGGGGGAGATTATGCTTCAGCAAATGAGGATTATTCTCATACGGACGGTTACTTTAAGATAGCTAATGCTGCTCTGGGTGATGCTGTGGAGCCTATATATAATTGGCTTTTTACCGGGGACCTTACCGGTCTATGTATTGATCTGTTGATAGGAGGTAAACAAGTATCTATACCTTTTAATACTTCTCTGTCTGATACGTTAGATGATGTAGTTACAGAACTTACTACGGCTGCTAATGGTTATGTAGATCAAAATGGGGTTAATCTGTGGACTGTTGTTACTAATGTAGGCGGAGATACTTTACATATTGAAGGACAGAAGGGGGTTGATTTACAGGTACGTATAGTCATTACTAACTGTGATGGGTTTATGATATGTATAGATCAGACCCTATTAGCCAATACTCCTATTACTGTTACGGGTGTGGCTGTAGTTCTTGCTGTTACTCAGGAGTTTGTAGATGCCGATACTCCTATAAGTATAGATATATTATCTATTGATTCAGCTAATGTATTTGCTTACATGACTGCAATGTATGAGGAGATTGTATCTAAAAAGCCTGAGATATTGGAGCCTGATTTTGGAGCTAATTGGATGTTGGCGAGAAATATTTGGCATGCTTTAGTTTTGGCTGAGAAAGAGGAGACAAAAGCATTCTTAGGTACTTGTGATGTTAACCCTACGTGTCCTGAATGGATGGGAGTACCTATTTCTCGCATGAATTATATGCCTAACGATTTTATGCTTATAGCGCGTCCGGAGGATCTTCATGCAGGTACGGATCTTGTACAGGATGTGGCAGAAATAAAGACAGGATTTGATGAGCAGTGTGAGACGGCATGGTGGAAGAATAAGTTTAATATGGGATTTCAGATCAGTCAGCTTGATCAGGTTGCTGGTACCTTTTCTGAAGCAGCTCCTGCACGGCTTATCTTTCAGCCTGCTCAGCCTCTTGATCCTCAGTAGTATTAAAAACATCCAGGACTATAAAGGTTATAGTCCTGGATGTAAAATTTTTACACCTAAAATTTTTGAATCATGGATAAGGAATGTTGTGATATAAGGGATGGGATTGCTACTAGTGCTGCATCTTGTGGAGCGCAAAAAGCAGGGGCTTTTGATTTACGGGTATCGTGTTTGAAGTTCGTAACTGTTACTGAAGATGATTGCTTAGCCGGGGGAGGTAATGATGCTAAGATTACAGATATTGTAACTCAAGACGGTGTATTGCCTGTTGCTCCCCTTTTCTTTAAGGTTACTACTAAGGATAAGAGTATAGAACATATTTGGGGGTTGATATTTGACCCTGAAACAGGTACTACTACTTTTGAAGAAACAATAAATTTTTCTGTTGATGTTAAAGATAGAAAATTTTATTGTGTAGTTAAGACTTTTGTAGGTCAGGAAGTAGTATTTCTGTGGAAGGAGAAGGGTACAAATCGTTGGTATATGACAGGTAGAAAGGGTGATATCCATTTTACGGAGATCAGGGGAGGTACAGGTACTACCGAGTTTACCCCTACTACATTCATTGCTACAGGTGATGATGTACCCGATATCTTTCTGGAGGTATTTGATACTGATGAGGCTACTACGGATATCCTGGTAGATTCTGTTACTGCATAATAGGGTAATTAGGGTTAAACTTTAAGCTGTAAATATATGTCCGATACAGAGGTTATTAATACTAAGGAAGAAAAAGCTCCTACTCTTAAAAAGACTAAGAAGGAATCTTTGCCTAAGCCTTTTAGACCTAAGGTTACTCTTAGTTCTAGCCTAACTCCTACTATGGTTATACGGTCTGGATCACTGGTAAATACTTCCAGAGTTGAGGGTAAGGTAGTAAATTCTTTTGATCGTAATAAGCAAAATAGTGAGGTAACATATAATCAGTTTATGTTGATGCCTTTGTATTATGCCCGTAAGTTTCATCTGTTTAATTACCTTACTATAAGCAAGGCAGATGAGGCTAGGTTAATGAATATGACTATACAGGAGATAGCTGTATTACAGAGGGAGATTAATAGGGAGAAGGCGGAAAAATAAGAAATTCAATTACACCTCAGCGGACGGGAAAGCCCTAGCTTCCAATGGAGGTTGGGGTGGACCCTTTTTAGAGGTATTTTGTTATGATTGCTGCATATCAAGATAAGGTAAATGTTTTAGTAGTAGAAGGTATCAATGATCCTCCTACAGGATTACAGTCTTATACGCTTACGGTGTGGGAGAATAGTTGTAAAGACTGTCAGGTATACGAAGATACCGTGCAAGGGGACAGATGTATAGGGGGCAGTATTATAAAGATTACTTTAGAGCATGAGTGTGGTAATTCTTCAAAATTTACTTTGGATGTGGGTAGGTATTATGCGGAATTATCTATAGCTTCTATAGTACATTCTACGTTTGATCTTTTTGTTTATTAATGGAGATTTTAACTTCATATTATGCCGGATAGTATAGATAAATTATCTGTTAAGCATGTTAGCTATAATGAGCTAATGGATAATTTATATTCCTCCGAGGAAAGTAAGGTATATAGAATAGATAGTTACAAATATAATGCTTCTGCTAACCAATTACAGTTTGATTATAATATACCCTCATCCTATTTAAGATATTCTTCTGATCCTAATAAGAGACATAGAAAACCTAATACAAGTTCTGAGCCTTATATTAGATCGGGACACGATAACAAATATCCTTTTTTTATATTGAGACTTTTAAAGTTAGCCCATACACATAAGAGAGCATATAAGACTGCTGTTAATATTGCTTACGGTAAAGGATTGTCGGTAGTCGAAGAAGAGGGAGGGGAGGATGGTAGTTTATTTTTGAATTGGCTAGGTAAGATTGGAGTAAATAATTATAACTTTCTTAAGGAGTCATTACAGAGTATAGCAAGTTTTGGAGGTTCGTACGTACATAAGGTATTCTCTGATAAAATAAATATTGATATTGATAAAGTAGAGGTTACGGATAAAACGATATCTACTACTAAATTTTTATCTCAGATACATTTACGTAAATATTTCTCTACCCGAATAGGAAAGAGGGAGGTAGAAGGGAAGGATATAGGTAAGGTATTATTTCATTGGGAGCATCCCTCCTTTAATGAGAAATCCCCTAGAAAAGCGTTATTAAAAGGTATTAAGGTTTATGAGTCATTTGATAAAGTAAATCCTACAGAGGTTACAATAGTTAAGCAGGATAAAAAGAGTGGTTTTTTTGAGGGGGAGGATAAGGCTATTAATAATTTAGGTAGGTATTCTTTTCTTATACGGGAGCCTAATTTATTTTCTGTCTATTACCCTGAGCCTGCCTGGGAAACTAATAGTTCTATAGCTGCTATTATGGTGGAGGATGCTTTAGGGGCTATGGATATAGGCAGTATGCAGAATGGGATGATGGCGGGTTTTATAGTGACAGTAGAAGTAGCAGATACAAGTAGTAAGGATAAGAGATCTCATGAAGAAAAGAAATCACAGATAGAGACAAAAATAAGGGATGAATTACAGGGAGTAGATAATGCAGATCAAATAGTAGTAGTATTTAAAGATCCCAGATCTAAGGAAAATGTTATAACTATAGCTGAAATCCCTCATACTAATACTAGTGACATGCAGCAGGAGATGGAGCTTAGAAAACTTAAAGCTATACTGACTGCATGGGGGGTAATAGATGAAAGATTAATAGGATCTCCTCCGGTTACGGCTAAGGGAATGAGTAGTCAGGCAGATGCTTTAGCAATGGCTGAGGATTTGTGGTATGATAATGTAATAGATCCAGAAATAATACATCCCTTAGTATCATGGATATTTGAGGAATTATTACCTATATGGATGAGTGAGTTAAATAGGGTAGAGACTACTATAACCGAGGTACTATTTATCCGGAAGAGATTGTTTAGTAGAATTCCCCCTAAGGAGGTATTACAATCTTCTTATGGTATAGATGAAACAAGAGCTATGCATGGTGATGGACCTGCTACGGATGAGGTTAAGCAGGAGATAAAGGATAGGAATAAAAATAATAACAGTAATACCGGAGAAGGAGATACAGAATAATGTCAACAGGAAGAGGATGTACTAAGTGTGCTTCCAGGTGTTTTTTTATAACCCTGAAGTGTTTATTTGATCAGTCAACTTTACTTGATGCTCATTTAGATACTAATAAAGTTACTAAGCATCTTGATGGTGCCCAGATAAAATATTTGAAGCAGCCTTTAGGGGATTGTTTTAAGGAGATATGTGATGCTATTAAGGATTTTGAAGATAATCAAGTAGCTATAGAGCAGAGGTGGATAGATCTTATAGATATGGCTACTATGGTTATAGTTGATGGTACGGAATATTTGTATGTACGTAAGTCAGGATATGCTATACTTACAAAAGAGGGGTTAAAGTTTCCTCAGAAATTCGAAGAGGGACAGTTTGAGGGTTTTGTATCTGGTTTGAAGATAGCTGTGGAAGAGTCTTTAGAGATGTTTAAGATATGGCTACAAGATAATAAGAGTTTGTATCCTTGTCTGCCTACAGATGATTGTTTATTAAAGGAGAATGATAGCTCTGCTCTCAGTAGTTGGGGTACAGTTAAACCTGATTTTGGAGGTAGGTTTGATGTAGATGATCACCCTCATCATCTGTAAAATTTTTACACATTGAAGATAGTTTTGGAGGTTTGTTAATTACCTGGGGTTAGGTATCTTTGGGTATGCAAAATTTATTTGAATTAGACCCTGAACTATTTAAACCTTTAGGATGGACTTTTATAGGTACATCTGGGGAGCAGTGTAAGGTTTATGATATCGTATTATCTGCCCCTGTAAAGCATTTTCTGAATGTGTATAAGTCAGGTATTATAGTTATGGATAGGAAGGGTGATCAGGTATATAGAGGGTCATGCTATTCTTTAGCGGAGCTAGGGTTTTTGATGGATAAAGTATCTATTGAGGATTATGATACTTTTTGGAATAGGATGGATAAAAAATTGGGTATGTGTGCTTTTCCTAGGAGAGTATGTAAGGATAGGGAGGTAGGGAATTAGGATAGAGTAAATCAAATCCTTACCTTAGGTGTATAATTTACTATAATTCTTAAATAATTTATCATCATGGAGATTATGATTAATATTAATTGGAGAGGTATTTCAAAGCCCTCTATTTTATTTTTTAATGGGTGTAAAGAGGTAGTTAAGGAAATTCCTATATCGTGTAAAGAATCACAAAGGTTAATTAAAGAGGGATGTGCTTCAGGTAGTTGATGACTTATTTAAAAGCATACATAAAAAATGCTGTTGCTGAGATGAAAAGGGAAGCGTCTATAGTTAGATTTTGGGAAGGGTATATTGTATTGGCTCAGTGTGAGAGAGATTACAAAGTTAAGACTATGAAGATATCTCAGGGAGATACAGCAGGATTCCTTGCTATTGAGCGTGTGTTAGACCCTAACTGCTTGAACGGCTAATGAAGTATACCCCTGAGGTACAGCTAAAAATGATTTCCCGGTTACTCTGGAAAGATCGTTTGCCGGACGGACAAATTAAGCCCAAAGTTCAGCAGTTGGGCTTACGTCTTTTTAAGTATTTTAAAGAGGTAGATGCTACGGTATTTAAGGAAACTTTTAGTTCATCTGCTGCCCAAAGAATTGTAGAGTTATTAGGTACTTATTATGGAGAGTATACAGATCTTCCCAGTAAGGAAGTATATCGGCAGATAAAAAAAGATAGTAATCCTTTTCAAAAATGGTTAAAATTAAGTTCCTCAGAGGATAAGCAGGATCTACGTAATTTTGAGAGGGCTTTATTTAAGCCTCCTGAAGATGAGGATTACACTATAGCACAATTAATAGGATTTATTGTACATTGTTTTTTATCTAAATTGATTAGGGATGAGGCAGAGAAATTAAGGTTAGATGATGTAGATCCTATAGAGGTTATAAAGTGGAGCTACAGAGAAAGAAAGTTATTTATAGATAAGCTTAATTCTGATATACTTAATGAGGAGTCGGAGGGGGTTTATATATTTGATAAGGTACATAGCCTGGAGGAGTTAGAACAGTTAGAAGGGTTAAAGACTTGTTATGAAAGTATAGTACTTTACTTTAGAGGTATTACGATTGTTATAGCGGGGCCTAAGTCCTTTAAGTCGGGATTAAGTCAGAATGTAGCAGTAGATTTGGTTAAGCAGGGGGCTGATGTTTTATTTGCTGATTTGGAGAATGGTAAACTTAAGATGGAGAGGAGGTTTTATCAGTCTTTGTTACAGGCTCCTAAGGAGTGGTTTTATAGTGGGGTATGGGTAGATACTTCTCATATAATAAAATCAGTTAAGCAGTATGAGGAAGATAGAATATATTTGCAGGGGGAGAAAGTGTATAGGATTAGATCTTATAAAGACGGGAAGAAAGAAGTAGTTATAGAGGGGAAGAAAAAGCAAGTAAATAATTGGAAGACTGTAGTTAGAATTTATGAAGCTATAAAGAAAAATCCTCAGGGGTACGATGATTGGAGAGAGTTGAGTAACAAGGGAGATAAATATTTTGATCCTGATAAGGTATATGTGTCTTTGTTGGATAAGTTGAATGATACTTTAGAAAAAATTAAGGCAGAATCAGGAGGGGATATTAGGTTAGAGTATATTAAATCCTGTACTCCCGGTAAACTAGATAAGTTGATAGTTCAGTTGAAGGAAGACCCAACTAATTTTTTCAGTGACGATAGTAGACCCAAAGTAGTTATTATAGATTGGGGACAGCATTTAAAATCTGATAATAGGGATCTGAATTATTGGCAGGCCATACGAGAAAATTACGCAGATCTGAAAGAATTACGGGATAGGCATAACATCTATATGTTAATGATAGAGGCTCCTAAGGATTATGAAAAACTAACGGATGAGAAATTTAGACTTAGAAATTTAAAGATAGCCGGTACGGGGAATATAGGTTATGATGTTGAGTGTGCTGTAGTATCTTTAGCTACTGAAGAAGAAAAAGAAAAGGGGTATAGGAGATTAGTATTATGGATGGATAGAGATAGAGATGGTGGGGATCATGTAGTAGAATATTTGCATATTGATTATGATATAATGACTGCTAGTCCTATAGATAGGCAAATACATATGGATAATTGTCCTGAATTTTGGGAGGAGCAGTCATCAGGAGAAAATACCCCTACAGGTAAAAAGAAAAAGGGTTCTTTAGGTTATCAGTTTTCTGAGGAGCAGTTAGAAGATGCTTAGAGAGTGTAAAAATTTTACGCTTTTTTGAAAAATCCTTGTTTATAAAAACTGTAATCCTTACCTTTGGATTATAAGTTGTATTAAAAATAACAAAAACAAATATAATCCAACATGGTAAAAGTTGAAACATCTACAAAAGAAAAACCCGCTACTAAGGGTGTAGCAAAGAATATTGCTAAGAATTCCAAAGGTAATGGAGCTGCCAAAGAATCTCCCGCTAAGAAGGATACCCCTATTGTGGGATTACTTACTGTAGGTTTACCTGAAAAACCTCAGCCGGGTATGATTATTTTGATACCTCGCGCTCAGATTATCGTATCTTATAATGATAATCCAAGAGGAGGTAAGAATGAGGTAAAGAAAACTACTCCTACTGAGTGGGTACGATCTTTGGGGGTTAATGGTCAGACTACTGCCGTAGAGGCTTATGTTACGGATATAAAAGCCAGGGGTAATAATCAGTTTAAGCTTAAGCTTGTTGAAGGTTTCCGTCGTCTGTATGGCTTTGATGAAATCATGAAGGGGACTATTAAGGATGAGGCAGGTGTGATACTTAAGATGGCTGTTTGGCCTGGAAGTGATGCGGATAAGAATTTGATTGCGGTACAGATTGTAGAAAAGCCTGTAGGTCCTGAGGGGGAAGCAATGCTATTACTCCGGCAAGTAAGTAATAATACTCATGAGCAGTGGTCAAATTATCAGAAGTGTGTGAACTTGGCTAAGTTGGAAGATGATCTTGGTATGTCTGTAGTGGATATTGCTAAGCAGGTAGGTATGGGTAGGACGGCAGTACATTATTATCTCCGTGCAGGACGGGATAAGAAATTGCTTAAAGGTATTGAGGAGGGTTGGTTGAGTTTGGCTGCTGCCTCTAAGGCTGCTGTACTTGCTCAGGAAGAAGGAGAAAAACAATCTGCTGCTGAGATTGCTAAGGTTGCTCAGGAAAAAGCTGCTGGAGAAGGTAAAATTAAAGTTACTGCTAAGCATGTAGAAGCTGCTGCAACCCCTACAACTAAAAAGCGTTACAGCTTTGCAGAGGAGTGCGGTAATCTGGTAAATATGATCCAGGATGAACAATCTACGGTAGAAAGGCAAAAGAAAGATGTTCCTTTCGGTAAGCGGTTTAAAGGGGGACTTGTAGATGATATTGTGCAGGTTATGATGGATGCTCAAGTGCAGTCACACTCAGCGGAAGAAATGGCCCATGCCCTTATAATGGCTGCAAACTTTCAGGAAAATCCTGATGGAGGGGGAGTAAGTTAAAATATACTTCTCACACGTTTATTTTTTTCCTGCAAAAGCCCCAATGTTGGGGCTTTTGTTATTTATGGGGTTACAGTTATATTGTGTTATGGAAAAGACAGTAAATATTAAAGAAACTCCTATAGAGGTGGCTAAGTTGATGGTGTGTATGTTGGGTGATCGTAGGTTTAAATGTGTGGGAGATACTAGTGCAGGGTATGGTAGGTTATTAAAGACTTACGTAGACAGTCTTGATCCAGATAAGGATTATGGAGATTTGATTGTATGGGGTATAGAGTATAATACTGATGTGTTTGAGATTTTGAGGGAGGCTAGTTTAACGGGAGGCTATATTTCTATATATCATAACTGTTTTAGTTTAGTAAATTATAGTATAGATTTTATAGATATGTTTGATTGCTTGATATTAAATCCTCCCTTTGAAACAGATCTTATTATACATCATATTGTTTATAATTACAGATACTTACTACAGCCTGGAGGAGTATTAATTACTGTGATTCCTAAGTATATCCTTAAGGATAAGGTAAAGAAGGTCCGTATTAGGTTTAATAGGTGGTTAGCTAGAAGAGTTACGGCTATAGAGTATCCGGGTAAAATGTATGATCCTGGGGCTACTGATTGTCCTGAGGATTTGTATATACTTAAGTTGGAAAAGCCCTTAGTAGAAACTATAGATATTAGTAGTATCTAATATACAGGTGTATTATAGCCAGTAGGTTACTAGGTTAGGTGTGTTAAGGGATATAGTAATTTTGGTATGTAGATAAGGGTAGGTAAGTTTTAGGCTGTTAGAAGAGAAATAAATAGTATTGGTAGGGGGTGTAAAAATTTTACAGATATGGTAGTAGTAGGTAATCCTGTGGATAATTGTACTTGTTGTGGTAGTAATGATATAAAAACTAGGGTATTTGATAGAGTGCATGGATATATTGTATGTGAGTCTGAGGATATATGTAGTAAGTGTGGGTTTGTAGTGTCTCAGTTTTCATATGGGGCTGTACAATTCTTTCCTTACCCCAATTTACAAAACGTATATGTCTTTTAATGATAAATGTCTTGAGTGGTTATATACCACGCACGATACAAAGAAGGTAGGCAAGTATTATCATTATGCTTGTTCTGCTTGTTTGGAGGATCTAGGTAGATCTGGACACTATCACCCGGATACTAATACTATAAAATGTTATCAGAGTAGTTGTGAATATTCTCAGGGATGGGCAAGTATAGTAGACTATGTGCAATACTGTGAGGACGTTAGTTATCAGCAAGTAGGGAAAGTTATAAATGGATTTATACCTAGATCTGATTTACGTAAGGATGATGTTGTAGTTAGACCTATTCATTGTAAATTACCCAGTGACTTTATACCTATAGATGAGGGAGGAGGTAAGTTAGCTGATGAGGCTAGAGAGTATTTATCTAATAGAGACTTTTCTATAGAGGTACTTTCAAATGGTTATGGGGTAGGGTATGTTAAGAAGTCAGGTAGGTATTTTAGGCGTATAATATTTCCTTTTAAAGATAGTGTAGGAAAGTTAGTATATTTTCAGGCACGGTATGCAAAAAAAGAACATTCCTACAGGTGGTTAAATCCTAAAGAACATGAAACCCCTTTTGGAAAGTCGGAGGTACTTTATAATGAATGGAATGCGTGTGTAAAAACAGAAAGTATTTTTGTTTGTGAAGGTATAGCTGATGTTATTACTATGGAAAATGCCATAGGAATACAAGGAAAGACATTATCTATAATTCAGTGTAGAAAATTATTAGGTTTTAGTTGTAGTAGTTATTATTTTTTGTTTGATGAGGGAGCCTGGAGAGATTCAATACATGCGGCTTATATCTTAAGCCAAGCAACAGATAAACCTATCTATGCTATAGATATGGATAAGGGTGATGCTAATGAGCAGGGTAAGGATTATGTGATGAAGTTATCCAAAGAGGCAATACGTATAACGCCTAATATTTACTATGAAGAATTGGGTAGGGTTGTTAAGCAGGGACAGAAAACATACAGGGGTAAAGTAGGGGGTAGTGTGTTGTTATGGTAAGTTGAATTTATTTAGGTTAATTTGTACTAATGACTGTTAGTAAATCAGATAAGAATCCTGTAGTAATATTGACTGTTGAGGCTACTATTAAGTTGATACTACAGGAGAAATCTGTACAGGCTGCAATGATTAAGGCGTGTAAAAATTTTACACCTACCCAGGTAGAAAGATTTGTTAAAGAGTTGGCAAAGAAATCTGAAGGTTATGCAACTATACCTGATGATTTAATTACTATACAAATTAGTGGTAAGGGTAAAGTATCTAAGGCGGAGATATTAAAGAGGGTATCTAAAGCTCCTAAGCATTATGTGGAGATATTAAATGATATTGTTTATGAGGCTAGGGTAGTTATACTGAAGCAGGATAGATCTTTTATTAAGAGGTTTGTAGTAGGTACGGCTGCTTATAATGATCTAATATCTTTATGGAAAGTAGTAGAGGATATCTGGAAGGATATAGGACCTACCAATACTGCTAAAAACAGGGTAGAGTTTTATAAGGTATATATTGATATAGTTACTCCGTTATTACGTAACAAAAGGAAGTTTTCTATTAAGGCGTATTTAGATGCTAATGTACAATCTGAGGCAGGATCTATATTGAGTGAATATTATAAGGTAGCTCATGATAAGTATAAGGACTATACTTTAAGTATGATCGGTGTTTTTATGAAAATTACGGATAGGTCTACGGATATATTTAGTAATAATATAAAGTATAGGTATAAGTTTTTAATAGCTTTTGAATTGTTGATGGAGGCTAGATCTACGGCTAAAGACTCCTCAGCTAAAGCTAGTGAAAAGTATATACCTTTATGGATAGAATCTCAGTTATTAGTTTACAATAATAATTTTTCGGGTCAGAGAAATATTGATATAGAGCTTGGTTATTTGTGCGGACCGGGTGCTATAGATAGGTACATAGAATACAGGGATAAAGTAAAGAAGGAAGTAAAGAGTAAGAAGAAATCAATACCTAAAATTAATAAATTCTAAATGGTAATATATTTAACAAATCAGTGGGTTATACTTGAAAGAGATGATGAGCCTAAAAGTGTGTTAGAGGATATAAGAGATTACTATTCCTATAACGATTATGTGAGGAGTTGGGAGAAGGTTAATAAGTGTGGTTTCGATTATAATAATGAGGATCATTTAAAGTCTTTAGCTCCTGATGTAGAGTCTGTATTTTTTCAAAACTATTTATGTTACCATATTACTGGTAAGTATATAAATATGTATCAGTATACTGATGATAGTAGGACTAAGTTAGGGTTAAAGTTTAAGGCTTGGCAAATGTCGGACGGATATTCATCGGTATTTAGATTGTATTTTGCGGGTAGAAGACTAAAGTTTAGATCCGGGTTATTGAGAGGTGTTTTAATGTTGCTACAGTCTGTTGATATAGTTACAGAGTATGGAGAGATATTGTATGATATTAAAGACCAAAGGAGAAATTTTATTAGGTTAACAAAAGATCCGGTATACTCAGTAGGAGATTACAAACTTAGAGAAGATCAAAAACCTGTTATAGATAAGGTTAGGCATACTTTTACAGACAGAAAACAGATGGGGCAATATTTTAATTCTGTATTGCTTGATTTGGCGGTAAATTTTGGGAAGACTATTTTGGCAGCGTGTTTTGTTTTGAATGTAGTACATGCTAAAGTATTGATGCCTTTTAGGGATGCTATATTGTGTGCTAAAGCTGTAGCAGAATACTTAGGTATGGGGTTTGATGTGGGGGTTGTGGCAGCAAATAAGGCTATGATTAGGGCGGAGTTAAAGTCTCAAGGTATAACTAAGCAACCCAAATGGGATACCTTTACAGACTTTACTATATGTATGGTGCAAACTGTAGAAGCTAGGATAAGATCAAGTAAGATAATAGTAGAGGATTTGTTTAGGTTTAATTTGTGTATGTATGATGAGTGTGAAACTTTTACGGGTAAGCAGTCTTTAGATTTTATAGGTAAGACAAGTCCAGGATTACAGATAGGGTATTCAGGTACCCCGTTAAAAAGTGATAAGGGTAAAAATAGGTATACCGTATTGGGGTTGTTTGGTAGTCAAAGGTATGAGGTAACAACTGCTGATAATGTTGAGAAAGGAGTAAGCTTAGAGCCTCATGTACATGTATTACTTAATGATATTAGAGGGGTTAGGTCTAATAATGTAGGTTATGTAAAGGATAGGTATATTTATAGATCTATGGATAGGCTTGATATTGTAGTAGAAAAGCTTAGAGATCTTAAGTTACTGGATAAGCAAATAATATTTTATTTTGGGGCTGCTAGAATTGGGTACGGTAGATGGTTATTTGAAAAGATATTAGATTTTGGTCTTATATTTGATAGGGTAGGATATATTGATGGTAAGACAAAAAATAGATCTGCTATTTTAGATAGATTTAGATCGGGAGATATTCGGGTATTAGTTGCTAATAGGGTTATAAAGAAAGGATTAAATATACCTAACATAGAGGTATGGATTAATTGGGAATCTACGGGTAATGAGATAAGCTTAGTACAGGGATCTATAGGTAGAGGTACCAGGAAAAATAAGGATGCTTATAAATTTGATATACTAGCTTTTTTTGATCAGGGGCATAAGATCTTGGAGGAGGGTAGTAAGAGGCTCATAGATGAGCTATCTAAGGAGGAGCATGGTACAGTTATGAATTATCTATATGAGCATATAGAAGGTATTCCTGAGGGTTGTGGATAATTTATTTGATATGGATATAACTTCTAAAACAAGTTGGCAACATATCAGGATTTACTTTTCTGGGTGTTTGCATTTAAGTATAAACCTACATAATTTGGTTATTATTCAGAGTTGGATTAGTAATTCAAAGCAATATTATATTCAATTTTCATGGAGTGATGGGGCTAATGTAACATGTGGGTATGATTGTATTGATAAATGGAAATCGGTATTAGATATTTTAGATAAAAAATGGAAGTATAATAATGTGAAGGAATAATAATTTTCTAGGATATAAAATAGTATAGAGGTGTAAAAATTTTACATTCATGATACAAGTAAATAAGAATCCAGTTAAGGAAAATCCTTACGATATGGTTAAGCCTTTCCAAGACCAAAGTATAGTAGATGATACCCCTAGATGGAGGAAAATATGTCCTGAGTTTGGTAAAGGTCCGGGAGATATAGGTTATGATCCTGGAGATAGGAATTGTTTAGTATGTCATTTGTCACTAGTATGTATGGCAGTACAAAAAATGAATAACTTAGATACGCTAGTTGAGGTTGTGAGATTTGATCATTTTGAGGGAAAACCTTTTTATGATGAGAATAAGGTTAAGGAAAAAGGTAGGGAGCTTGTGGATACTTATGTATATACTATTAAGGTTAAGGAAGAAGAGGGGGACGTAATTACTACAGACCGATTACGTAAGGCGTTGAGAAGAGATGTAGAGGAGGTATTAAATTCTATAGATTTTGATTTAGTAGATGTATTGTTAGAGGCTATAAGTAATAGTTCTAATATTATTAATAAAGGGAATGAGTGGAGATACAAGCATACAGATGAAACCAATTAAAGGAGTATTAGTAATATCTGATAAGCCGGATAAGGAGCATATGATGTCTGCTGCTAGGTTAGTATTTGAATCCTTATCATTGGCTATATATGGGGTTACGGATTATAAATTGTTGAAGGCTGATCAAAGACAGGTAGTACAGGATTCAATGTATGTGGTTTCTCTTGAGCATGTGGTTTCTGTGGGGGAGGGATTTGAATGGGGGGATTGGGATGCTGTTGTAGGTTTTGGGGCTAAGGTATCCGAGTACCTAAAGTTTGGTAGGCATACAGACCTACTATACAGGCTAAATAAAAAAGTAATTTCTTTAGGAAATAAACCAGGGACACATGTAACTTATTGGGGGTTTATCTCATCCTTTAAGATTAAATTGTTATATCAGTATCCGGATGATCCGGAGTCAATGGTAGAGTTACGTAGAGGAGAGAAGGCTATAGGGTTATGCTATAATGCTATATTGGGGTTTGAGTCTGTATCTACGATGACTGAAACAGTATTTATTAATACTCCTGAAGATATAAAACCTCTAATAGATTACTGTAATATTACAGGAGAAATATGTTTTGATTTTGAGACTTTTCCTAAGTTAAAAGGACTTACTAAATCTAAGGATATAAAAGATCATTCTCTTGATCCTCATAAGGCTCAGGCTAGTATGTTGGGTATTAGTTTTCAGGTTGGAAGTGGATACATAATACCTATATATCATTGTGAAAGCCCTTGGAATATAGGTTGTGATGATGATCTTGAATATGTCTCGGTACAGGAGAAAGATGAGGAGGGTATTTTGGTAGTAAACATGTATGTGTATAAGAATGGTGAACCTTTAGAAAGATATAATGGGGAGCTTGTTATGGTTGAGGAGGATAATAAGGTATTTATAGATGCCTTGTTTAGTAATTGGGGGTTTGTTAAAAGAGAGCATATACCTGATTTATTACATGATTTTTTATTGCCTGAAATTAATGAGGAGATATTTAAAAAGAAGGATATACGTAAGGTTGCCCATAATATTAAGTTTGATCTCAGTATAGGGAGACAATTAGATATAGAGGTAGAGGGTAGGTTGGATGATACTTTAATTATGCATCATACTATACGGGAGGATGTACCTCATGGACTTAAAAAAATAGCGCCTCAATTGTATCCTGAGTTTGAGGGGTATGGTGATGAGGTGGATTATGCAAACGACTCTTTACGATCATTGGGTAATTATTGTGCTAATGATAATGATTTAACTTTAAGAGCTAGATATTTATTTGAGTATGAGTTATTGAAAGATCCTAAGTTGTATAGGGTATATCGTAATTATGAAACTTCTAAGTTACGGTTATTGGGGGATATGGAATATAAGGGTATGCCGGTAGATACGGATGTCTTAGAGGAGGGACTTAGTAAATGTACAGAGTTATTACAGGAGGTTACAGAAGAGTTGAATAATATGTCTTTGGTAAAGAGATTTATTCGGTATGAGAAAGATAGAATAGATCAAGAGATGATACAGGATCTTACAGAGAAGATATCTAAGGCTGAGGGTATCAAGTTAAAGGAGTTGATCATATCTCAGCAGAAAATGGAAAGTGAGGATAAGGTGTATAGTAAGAGAAAAGATAAAGAAACGGATGAGTATATACTACTTAAATCTTATTCTAACGTAGTAGAAAAAAGACAGTTGGTATTAGATCAAAATTACTACTCCCTTTCCTATCCTTATAAAAATATTGTAACTTGGAAGATTAAAATAGATAAGTTGAAGTCTGGGGAGGTTAATAATTTTGAGAGTATTAATTTTAATTCCCCTACTCAATTAGGAAAACTTATTTATACAAGTAAGGCGGGTTTGAATTATGAATTACCTGTAGTAACCAGGACCATAAAAGATCCTATAACTAAGAGGATGAAGAAGGAAACAGGACCTTATCCCTCTACTAATAAGGATATATTAGGTTTGTTTCCGGACCCTACAAAATTGATAGAAAGAGTATTAGAGTATAGATTATTGTCTACGGCTAAGAGTACTTATTTTGAGGGGATAAGATCTTGCTTGGATAATGAGGATAAGGTACATAGTACTTTCGGTACTGCTAGATCTCAGAGGATTACTAGTAATAATCCTAATTTACAGAATATACCTAGTAGGACTTCTTTAGAGAGAGTTAAGGAAACAGTATCTTATATTAAGAGGATGTTTTGTACTCCTTTGTATGATACTAATAAGGATGATCCGTATGAGTTTTTTCAGGCTGACTTATCTCAATCAGAATTAAGGTGGTGTACTTATTTATGGAGAGTAGATACAATGGCAGAGGCTTTGGCTGATGATATTGATTTGCATGTATTAGCTTCATGTAGTGGTACTAATGTTTCTTTGGATGATTACTGTATTATGTTGGAGGAGGATATTGGGGCAGCAGAAATACATAGGCATAAAGGTAAGGCTAAGAATTTTGGATTGATTTATGTGATGAGTGCAGAAAGTTATAGGGAGTATTCTAAGATACAGTATGGGATAGAAATGAGCATGGAGCAAGCACGTAAGGAGCATAAAGATTATTTATATACTCTTCACCCTGCTATACCTAAGGCGCACGAGTTATATAGATCTAAGGCTAATCGTTATGGGTGGGTAAGAACTGCTTACGGTAGTAAAAGATTTACTCCTTTTATTAATTCTAATGATCCTGGGTTAAGGAGTCATGATGAGCGTATAGGGGTTAATAGTCCAGTACAAGGTAGTAGTGGTCAGGGGCTTTTATTCTCTTGTATAGTTCATCAAGATAGAATGAGTATACTACAGTATGATGGAGACTTGTTAAATACGGTGCATGATTCGGGGTTAGGGTATGTGAGGAGAAGTCAAATGGATTTATATTTGAGGTGGTTGCTTAAGGCTTTCAATAATCCCCCTAATATGGAGTACTTTGGTTTTGAATTTGATAATGTGGAGATGAAAAGTGATGTAGAGGTAGGTCCTAATTGGAAAGATTTAAAAGAGATAGATATAGTTGTATGAAAGGGATATATATAGAGGGAGTAGATGTAAAATTTTTACAGGTATATGAGGTAGCTGTAGAATATGGAGGTAGAGTAGGTACGGTTACTATCGATAATACTATATTAGCTGATTTGCAGAGTTACGGTACAGAGGAAAGAATGATGGATTTTCTATCTACTATGTCTTTTTTATCGGGGTTAGTGTTGTACTATGAAAGGGCTGTAGATGAATTGAATAGGATGGAGTTGGATATAGTAAACGAGCAGTATGTACAATTTAAGACCATGAGGATGGAGGATATGATAGGGAGAGATGACTTATCTAAGTCTAGGGCTAACGAAATGCCTACAGATAAATTAGTTATTTCTATGTTGTCTGTATTAACTGAGGTAAAGAATTCAAGATCTAATATATTGAATGTTAGTCAAACACTAAACAGGTTAAGGTCTAGTTATAATATAGTAGATTTGGCTTGGAATACTGCTAGGTCTATTAATGCTAATGAGAGAATAGAAAGAATGGGTTAGAGGGGTTGGGTTATAGTAGTTTAATGGGTACATTTGTATTGATAATTTAATACGTTTAATACAATTTAATTGTGTAATAACGTTAATCATTAATTTAAAAATTTAAACGCTTTATGGCTACAAGAAAAAAATCACCAAAACCGCAAGGGATTACTTACACTCCTGAAATTGAGGCCCAAGAATCTGTATCAAGAGCTGTATCAGGATGGGGGGGTAAGAATATTTTCATGAATGTATCAGATCTTGCCCCTAATGTAAAACATTACTTTAGGGCGTTACCCCCGGATGCAGCTACGCAAGAGCTTCATGGTAAGATTGAATTTTTACCTGTTAAGAAGTACGGTATAAAGGATTATAGGCTTAATGATGAGAATAAGCCTAAGTTTTGCTATCATGTTTCTGAGAAAGCTTTAGGAGAGCCGGTAGATCAGGTATATGAATATTTGAAAGATAAGTTGGATGATTTACCGGGAATGTATGAGGAGGAGGGAGGAGATTCAGACGATATACAGATATATAGGGATCTGTTTATTTTTTCAAAAAACGAGAGAGATGATGGTAAGGGTAGTAAGATTCGGCATACTAATAGAGCGGGTAATGATGAGAGGTGGTTGCCTGTAATACCGATAGTAGATGTTGAGGATGGTAAGTCTATCCCTGATCCTTCGGGAGCTAAGATTATTAATATAAATTGGTCTTGTCAGTCCGGTATTTTTGGGGGAGGTAAGAAGAAAGGTTTAGTAGGGGATACTGAAGTAGGCTATACCCTATATAATCAGTACAAAGGAGTAGACTTTTATATAGAGAGAGTACCTAAAGGAGGTAAATCTACTGCTAGTGATTATTTTGTAGGTACTCGTAGGAGCGATTTTCAGACAGATATAGAGGATTCTGAGTTGTGGACTGAAGACAAATTACCTAAGCTCTTGGATGAGGCTAAGAAGGGTATAAAAACTGAGGAAGCTTTACATATACTTAAGGTACATTTTGGTGATGAGGAGCCTAAGGAGGATGAGGAAAATAAGCCGGAGCCTAAGGAGACAAAAAGAAGTACAGGTAGAAAGAGGAAAACAGCAGATATATAAGAGTAATGACAAGTTAGTTTTTAGGGGGATTGTCTGCTGGGGACTCTCCCCCTTTTTATTATAGGTGTAAAAATTTTACAGGTGTAATTATGAAGAAAATAATGGTAATAGGTGATATACAAACGTATCACAAAAATAAGGCTTATGAGTCTGGTAAGAATATTATTGATGTAACTATAGAGGCTTTAGAATGGGCCTACGGTATAGCTAGGGATCAGGGTATAGAGCAGGTGTTTTTATTGGGGGATATATTTGAGCATTCCAAACCTAACTATAAGGTATTTAATAGAATGGTTAAGTTTTTTCAGGGTCAGGCTGTAGAGACTAATACTATTACGGGTAATCATGATGATCCTGAGGGAGGGTTAGTTAGTAGTATTAAAAAGGATTCACATGTTTTACATGCTTTAGCTTTGGCATGTGATAATTTTTATATACTTGATGGTTATACTGTGGATACCTCTGTAGGTATTGTAGTAGGATTACCTTTCTATCGGCATGAGGAACATTTTAAAGATGCTTTAAAAGTTATGTTGGATATGCAAGTTAATCCTGATACAACTATACTTTTGATGCACCAGGATACTATATCTTCTGTACCTGGGTCAACTATCAAAGAGGATGATGATATTTTTGGGGAGTTTATGTATGTGTTTAACGGGCATATAATTAATAAGAGTCAGCACGGTAATTTTTATAACTGTGGAAATTTCCTACAGCAGAAAGGAACAGATAAAGGGTCAGGACCAAACGGGATATATATAGTAGGGGAAGAGGTTGAGTTTATACCCCATGAAGGGTTTCCTGAATTTGTTGATTATTATCAGGATGAGGATGTACGGGATGAGGATGTAGGTAATTATATTATACGTAAAGAAAGACCTACTTATGAGGTGCAGGTAGAGGAGGATTTTGATGATACGGTAGAGGAGGGTAGGTTGGACTTATTCAATTGGTATGTTGAAACTATTTCAGGAGGATTACCTGAGGGGGTAGGAGTAGAGTTTGGTTATTTATTATTAGGTATACCGGATGCTGTAGCTAAGTCTACCAAAGTAATTAAGTATGAGTCTATAACTATAGAGGGGTTTAGGTCCTGGGTTGATCCGGTTACATATGACTTTAGAACTAATAAGATACAGTATATACAGGCTCCTAAGGGTAGTGGTAAGACTAGTATTTTTGAGGCTCTTATATGGGCTGAGTGCGGAACTCCTATACGAGAAGGGTCTAAGGTTGACGATGTAGTATCAGAACCTTGGATAAGAGAGATGGGTAGAGACTGGAGAGGTACTAGGGTTATGGTTGTAAAATATGTAGACGGGATAAAGTATACTGTTATCCGGCATATCAATTTTAAGGGGGATACTAACGGCTTAAGGGGTAAAGATTCCTTTGTAATTTATAAGAACGAGAGTATCGTAACTGCTGAAGATTTAGGAGTAGAGGATGAGGAGTTTAATACTAAAACCCAAAAAACAAATTCATGGTTAAAGTTTAATGGGTTTACTATGGATATGATTCTGAATACGGTTTACTTCTCTCCTGATAAGTGCCGGCTAATATCTGCTAAGGAGGCAGAAAAGAGGAAGATATTAGAACCTTTATTAGGGGTGGTATGGGTAGACGATTTGAAAGAGTTAGCTAAGGAGGAGATAGAAGAGGTATCGGAGAAATATGATACATCAATAAATGTAAAATCTGATATTAATAATAGGTTAGCTTCATTATCGGTTAGGCTAAAAAGTGAGGAGGCTAAACTAAGTAAGTTTGAAGAGGATAAGCAGGTTAAGGTAGAGGAGTTAAAATCGAAGATAGATACTAACGATAATCTTTTACAGGATATTATTAAGGAGATAGAGGTATATGAGCAGCAGTTACAAAACCTGGTTATAAAGGAGATAGATATATCCTCTGAGAAGGAAAAATTTGTATCCGCTAAGGATAGGAAATATGATTTACAGGAACAGGTTAAGAGTGCTAAAAGGAAATTAGTAAATTGTGATGAGTACTATCCTGAAAAATCTGTAAAATTTTTACAGGTAAAGGACGACCTAGCGAGACAAAAATATCAGGTTTTTACTAGTGTCTCAAAACAGAAGGAAGTATGTAGAGAATTGGGTAGATTATATAATAATATTGTTCTTAAAAAGTCTGAGTATGATCACATAGGGGATAATTGTCCTACATGTGAGACAGTCTTAAAGAAGGGTCATGATATACTTGTTAATAGGGATAGGATTAAGGATGTATTAGATCGTGTTACTAAGGAATATGCTAAATTAGAGGATGAGCAGAAGGAGAGGGAATTACAAATAGTATCCCTAGAGGAAGGGTTAAAAATTTTTGAGGTGTATGAAGAGGGATATGAGAGGGATTTTAAAGAGGAGTGTGCTAAGGTATTAGAGGGTCTTGAGGCTAATGTAATTATTTGTCATAAGGCAGTAGAGGATTATAAGCAGGAGTATGAAGAGATAGCTAGGGCGTACAATACTGCCCTATTACTATATGATTCTCAGGATAAGTTATGTTCGGATAAGGAAAGTATCGTGGCTAATATATTAGGTGCAAAGGAGGATAAGGGTAGGTTTATAGGTATACTAACTACTCAAAGAGATCAATTAGGTATAGAGCAAAAAAGTAAGCCGGATAAGTCTGATAGTATTAAGATAGAGAAGGAGATTACTGCTATAAAAAAAGAATCTAAGATACATGATAAGAAAACTAAAATTTTAACTCATAGACTAGAGGCTTTAAGATATGTAACTTCCCGTATATGTGGGGTAAAAGGTCTTAAGAAGTTTATTATAAACCTGAAGCTAGGTAGAATTAATAGATACGCTTCAGAGTACGCTGCTGAGATAGGTACTAGCTTTAGATTTTTTGTGGATGACTCTAATAAATTTGAATGTTCTTTAATGATTCAGGGACGGGAGAGGTTAGCCAGTAATGCGAGTGACGGTCAATTAGTAATTGCTAATTTGTTACTGGCAAAGAGTCTTGGCAGACTGTGGAGAGATAGGGTAGATATAGACTTACAGTTATTTGATGAACCCTATAGCCAATTAGATGTAGATACTATACATCAAGTATCCAGGATCTTTCTAAAAGACAGGGAGAAGATTAATACTCATGTTATTACTCACAGTCCTGTTATGGATATGTTTTATGCTGATGTGCTACGAATAGAGGGAGGGGAAACTATGCCCTCCAGGTTAATTAAATAGTATGGCAAAGATACCTATATGTAGTGTGAAGGGTTGTGATGAAATAGCTAGAAAACTTAGTAAGTGTTGGGAGCATTATAATGAGTATCAGGCTAAGTCTACTAAGAAGTGGAAGGATAAGGTAGATGAGAAGGTATCTACTGAGGGTATAGGTAGGTATCCAGTAAGGTATAAGGGTAAGTATGGTAGCAGTACATCAAATAAAAAAGATAAGCCGTTACAGAGGTTTAAAAAGAGAACTGCTAAACAGGCTGCAATTAATGATAGGTTAATGCAGGTAAGGAGAGAGCTAAAGATAGAGTGGATAGAGAATGAAAAAAATTATTGCATAGAGTGTGTAGCCGTACATGGGAGAGAGGTAGGATGGTTAACTATGAATCAGGCATGTAACTATGCCCACGTAATAGGTAAGGGGGAGTGTGGGAGTCATGAGGGGTTAGTATTAGATCCAGAAAACCAAGTCCCTACCTGCTGTAGGCATCATACTAAAATGGATAACGGGATAAATGAGGTGAGGAGTGATATGAAGTGTTACAAAGAGCTTGAAAGCATAAGGGCATACTTGGTTAAGAAGTATGCCCTTAAAGGATTTATTAGGGATGGTGAGGGATAGATATATAGGGGTGTAAAAGTTTTACAGATGATTAGAAATATTTAGGAAGGGGTATTATCTAACCCCTCATACCACAAAGTAACTGTATTAGCTCTAGGAAAATTTATTCTAATAGCATTCTCAAGTAATTCAACTTCATCTACTATCGGGGTAAGTGTTTGTAATCTTTCCTGCCAAGACATTTCAGGAGTATCCAATTTTGTAAGATATGATTTTAATAACGTTATTTGGATATTGTTATTAATTAGGTTATAAACTTCATTAGTTTGGAATTTCATCTCATGATCTATCTGAGATTTAACCTCTTTTTGATTTAACCCGGTATTATAGTATACACATGTACTGCCATAATGTACAATATCCCCTCCTTCTAACTCACAGGCATAAGTACCTTTTAATCCAGTCTTACCGCAACAATCACACTCATTAAATCCATCTTCCCAACCAAGTACTCTTTTATTTCCTATTGTTATGTTTTTGAGATCTTTCATTTTATTTTCGTTTGGTTATATCCAAAGATAAGGTAAGGTTTTGATATATCCTAATTATTTGGGTATAGGATGTAAAATTTTTACATATTTGTATATGAACTTAAAACCAAATCAAATTTATATACCGGGTAATGTACCCTCCTCTAAAAATAATAAACAGATAGTTAGATCGGGTAAGTTTACTAAGCTGATAGATAGTGAGAGGGTAAGGCAGTATATATCTAATACATTACAGTACTGGACTAAGTATAAGAGACAGTTTCAGTATTTGATACGGGATAAGGATTATCCTATACATATACAGTTTCAATTTATTAGAGATTCTAAAAGGAGGTTTGATTTTGTAAACCCTATGGAGACTTTATTAGATTGTATGTCTGGTCAGAAGTATAGATACTTAGATAAAAAGGTGCCGGGGTATAGTACTAGAGTAGCCTGGATACCTGATGATGATTATAAACATGTAGTACCTTTTCCTCATCCGAAAGTTATTATAAATAAGGAATTAGCAGGAGTTATTATTGAGGTTTTGTAAGTAGGTAGAACTTTACTATTTTCATAGGTTTTGTTGAATAATATTTATATATTTGTTCAACAAAATTAAAATCATTATGGGAGTATTTGTTTATGATGGTACTAAGAATGGATTAGCCAAAAGCTTAATACCTGATACCCATACATTACCTTCACCTAGTACCTTTGATCCTGAGGTATCTACTTATACTAAGAAGGGGGTAATTTTCCCTGTTACTAAGTCAGGTGTAGAAAATGTAGATCCAGGTGTAACAATGGATAATATCTTTAGTCAGTTGGATACAGATATAGATGCTTTTATTGATGCAGATGTAGATCCTACTACTAACAATATAAATGCTCATGCTGTAGTACGTAGTATTACCAGTAACTTTACTCCTAGTGAGGAGTTTTTAACTGATGTAGCTACGGTATATTATTGTTTTGTAGATTATTTTACTTTAGTATCCTAACCCTTTATATAATGGCTGGATTAACACACGGTGGTACAAGATTAAATATAGGTACTCATTTGATACCTGTAGGATATACACTCCCTGTAGTAACTGAGTTTACAGATGATGAATATATATCTAAAGAGTTTATTATTGATGTTCCTAAGTCAGGGGTAGAAAATGCTTCTGCCGATACTACTTTAGATAATATTTTAGTTGCTGTAAATGCTGTGATAATTGCAGAAGTTACAGAAAATTATGATATAGTAGCTAATGATGTAGATAGTTTTGCTGTGATGAATAAACTAGGTAATAATTTTAGGCACGGGCAAGACTTTTTTACTGATGTAGCCATTAAATATGTGGCGCATGTAGATATATTTGTCAAGGCTGCTTAATAGTATTGTAAAATTTTTACACCCTTGTAATCTTACCTTAGGCTGTGTATCTTTGTGTATGCCAGTACACATAAAAGATAATTCATCTGACAAAATATTAGCTCTTGAGCTTAAGCCTATAAAGCTTAACATTCAAAAGGTAGATATCACTTCTCCCCCTAATATAGATTTCCTTACTGATGAGCAGAAAATAGCTTTCGATAATTGTAGGAGATTTTTTAACGGTAGACATGGAAAATGTCATATGGTATTAGGTAGTGCCGGTACGGGCAAGACTACCCTTATTACCATGCTGGTACATCTGATACTGCATAAAACCAATATGAGGGTATGTATAGCTAGTCCTACTCATAAGGCTGTAAAGATTACCCGTAAGTTATCTCCCTTTACTACTCAGTTTAGGGAGTTTGAAAACGATAGGAATAAGGTAGCTAGGATTGATCACTCCAGGGTACACTATTCTACAGTACATAGCTTAATAGGGTGGAAACAATTCATAGATGAGAATGGTAAGGAGAAGTATGGACCTAATACATATATGGAGGGTCAGGAGCCTATAAATAATTTCGATACTATAATAGTAGATGAGGATAGTTGGTTAGAAACTGCTATGGTGGATGAGTTATTATCTTGGAAAGACATAGTTAATATTATATTTGTGGGGGATATGGAGCAAATTCCTCCTATTAATATGAAGGGTACTAAGGGGGGGGTGTCTGTTATATTTGATAAGTCATACCATGATTTTCACGATATACGTAGTTCAACATTAGCTACAGTAATGAGACAAGCCCTAGATAATCCTGTCCTTGCTATGGCAACTTCTATACGCTTAGGAGAGTACAAAGATAGGGCTAAGAATACTGTAGTTAGTGATACGGGAGGTGTGTATTATTTGGATAGAAGGGATCAGGATATTGATACAATACTGATAAAATATTTTGGATCTGATAGTTATGCGAAGGATACAGATTATGTTAAAATACTAGCTTACTATAAGGATACAGTAGAGTTATGGAATCATAGAGTAAGAAAGTTATTGTATGCGGACAGATATCCTAACGGACATTTACCTATACTGATACCTGGGGAAACTATAATAACTAAATCTTCTATAGTAGAAACAGATCCCGAAACTGGAGAGAAGATAATAAAGCATCCTAATTTTAGTGAGTTGCGGATAGTGAAGGTTACTCCTACTACTATGAGTTTGATTAAGGCTATAGGGGGTAATAATGAGGCTAAGTTTACGTACTATCATACAGAGGTAGAGTACGTGTGTGATAGTACGGGTCAGGTATTATCTTCTACGTGTAAGATATTGCATGAGGATGAGCAGGCTGATTATGCTGCTTTTATGCAGGAGTGGAAAGAGAGGGCTTTGAGATTAAAGAGAGCAGGAGATAAGTCGGGGGCTAGAATGTCCTTCATGCAGTATTATTCTTTCACTAAGATGTTTGTTAATTTTACTTATTCGCATGCTTGTACCGTACATAGGTCTATGGGATCTAGTTTTGATACTTCTATAATACTTGAGTATGATATAGATAAGATAAATAGATCTAGGGCTACTGATGCTTATCATAGAAAGGTATTCTATACAGCTTGCTCTAGGGCAATAACTAATAATATTATAATTTTGTAGCTATGGTAAAATATACTAATAGTGAGTTGAACTTAGGCGGGGTAGATGTATGCAAGATAAAAGCATGGAAAAGGGACAGGATATTTGTTAGGGCTTTTCCGGGTGATATAGGCCAGTTTTGTATGGAGGAAGCGGTATTTTTATTGCTACTTACCAAAATGGATGAGATGGGATTCGATCTAAAAAAGTTTAGAGGGCATCCTGAGCCGTTTAATAATTATCCTGTAGCTCATTATCAATCTATCAAAGATTGTTCTAAAATGGTTATATCTGCTTACGGTACTGTGGGTATAGGGATGGGGTATAAAGTATATGCTGCTGTATATAATACTGGGTTTGTATCTTATTGGCAAGGCACTACAAATTTTGATTTGAAGGATGGGGAGTGTGTTTGTTTTTTGGTGGATATGACACAACTTATAGAGGTATTTCATCCTGAGGTAAATACTATTGTTTTAAACTCTAAAAAGAATTAGATTGTATTATGGGGGTTGTAGACAGTTATATAGACAAGGCTAAGACCTTAGAGGAGATAACGGTAATGAGTTTTATTTTTCAGGATCTATGGGCTTTTAATGATGCTGATGCTATACTTAGACAGCCCGTTAGAAATATGCCCGTAGTAGAGATCAGAGGAACACAATACGGCTTGAACGGAGTAGCTTGTATGAATTTAGGTTTAAGGAATCCTCATGAGGCAGGGGTAGCTATAGTAGGTAAAAGTATAGGACCTTTCAGAGATATAGCTATGGTGTTGGATGTATCACTAATTAAGTAATTGATGGAAGATATAACTGACAGGATAGATCAAAAAATAATAGGATACTTGTTAGCTACAGAAATATCCAGGGATTTTAAAGTTAAAGATACACTCATATCTTATTATCCTGGTTCGGGTAAGTTTGTAATTCATCATAAGAAATATCATATAGATTGTACAGATTTTTTATACTTGATATGGGAGCTTGTTTGTCTTGGAATTACTAAATCAGATGAGGCTAAAAATATATTAGCTGGAGAAGTTTACGATGATGTGAATAAGAAGGACAAGATATTACATCTATTAGATAATTTTGTATTAGGAGATTATTTAGAAATAAGAAAAAAAGGTTATGCCTAAAGTATTCAAATTAATAGAGGGATCTACTTTTGATAGTAGTATATTCAAGGGGGTTACTGCCTTAGTAGAAACCAATCCGGAACCGGATAAACATTTTTTTACGTACAATTTGATATTAGGTACTGCCGGTATTAGGCATGGAATTATCTATTGTGCTGATGATGCTACTGTAGATGTAACTAGGGTAGCTACTCAGGCTGAGTATGATATGATACTTCAACAGATTTCCAGTAATTCGGGTAAGTATCAAGGTATACCCCTTACGTAGGGGTGTAAAATTTTTACAGGTATGGCAAAGGTTGAACTAGTTTATAAGATTGAGTTAAGAGGAGCAGATGAAGCGTTTATATCCCTACAAGATATTCTGGATAAAATGGGCAGATTGAGACAGGTTTTAAAGAAATCTAATAATTATTATATGGATAGAATCCAGCTATCAAAAAGAATAAGAAGAAAGTATAGGTATGATAGTATGTCAGGATTGATTAGAATAAAATCTAAGTGGTAATATTATGACAGACACAAGCAAACAGGATGAGCAGTGGGATAGGCTCTTACAGAAGATAGAGAAGGATGGGTTACCTACTCAGATATATGTATCTAAGGATATGGTTAAGTTTTGGTTACAAGATCTTTCATCTGGAGGTAGAGTAGATTTGGTTAGTTTATATCAGGCTGTGTATGCAGGTACAATACCCGTAACAGTAATTAATAATTTACCCAAAGATAAATCTACTGTTATATTTTCCTGGTTGAAGTCTCCTAGTTTAGGTACGGATCTTGTAGCTGAGGAGGGTAGGAAAAGTAAATTAAGTACATAATATTGATTGCCTTTTATAAATATTATGTACTAGATAGGCAGGCTAAGGATGTTGGATTAACTATTGCGGGGGTAGACAGATATAAGCCTGTTTACGTAGTTAACAGGTGGAGGCTACACATATTGCTAGAGGGGTCTGCTGAGGAATGTTGTTTGTTTGCTAATGAAGATATTGAAAATAGAGTAGTAGCTAGGAAAGATGGAGTAATAGTATGGGGTTGGTTGTATTCCGGTATATGGGTACCGGGGTTTTAGTTAAAGGGAAAGTTTTTGTACCTTTAACTATGAAACAAGACCAAACTATAAATAAAAATCCTTGGTATAAGAGGTGGGGTATTTGGGGTAGAGAGATTATAAATATAGATGGAGATCCTTATCTAAAAAGACTTACAATACTTAAGACTCCCCTATTTTCTATATGTATACATTGGATATTACGAAGTGATAAGGATAGGTGTTTGCATGATCATCCTTGGTCTTTCATATCCTTTGTTATGTCTGGGGAATATTTTGAATATAGGAAAAGGAAGGATGTAGTATATCCGGTAGTATATACTAGGAGTACAGGATCTATAGTCTATAGATCTGCTAAGTGCCTGCATAGAGTACAGCTACCTCAGCACCAAATAAAGCCGGTTAAGACTTTGGTTATTATGTTTTGGCCTAAGCGTAAGTGGGGATTTATGACTAAGTTGGGATGGGTTTCTTGGAAGGAGTATGTAGATTATGGGCCTGCTACTCGTAAGGAATTGTGTGGTGAAGTATCGGATGATAAAAAGTTATTTGATTTTGATAATGGTGAAATTGTATATAAATAAGAATAATGATGGAGTGTAAAAATTTTACAGTTGAGGTTTATTATGGGAATAAGAGTAGTTCATAAATATAAGGCTGATAGTACTGACGGTAAAGAATGGATAGCAGAAGTACATTTAGGTACTATTTTGATCAAGGTGGCTATTCAAGGTAATTCATTAGCTGTATGGGGAGAAGTGTATAATACAGATAGTACCCTCATAACTATGGTATTTAGATTATACGGTACAGGTGAGGAATTACCCCCTTATATTTGTGATGAGGTATCTACATATGTAGATACCTATTTTATGGGGGATGAGGTTTATCATTTATATGTATTTTATACATTATAGATTAAGACTATGGGAGTAGTAGATATAGACAAACTAGTACATAATCTTAGGGGTAGCAGTAAGACTCTTGAGCAGGGGTTAGAGGTTCAAGGATTATCATTAGAGGATATGACTGATCAGGATAATGATGCTTTGGATGAGGAAGTATTTAAGTGTGATACATGCAGTTGGTGGTGTGATATTATGTATGCTGTAGATGATGATGGAGATAGGGTGTGTACTGATTGTTTTATGAATTAGGGATATTTAAGTTATTAGTTATGGACGTTGTATCAGTAGTAGGTAAAATTTTATTACTCTTATCGATATTATTTGTAGTAGTTGTATTGATAGCCTGTACTATAGGTAGAAGGATTAGGTTAAGATGGGTAAAGAAGGATATGTGGGTAGGTTGTTATATTGATAGATCGGAGAGGTTGCTATATATATGCTTACTACCTACACTAGTTATAATTTTGGATACTGAGGATAGACCTACAGATGATGCTTTTATATGGAGGGAGCGTGTAAAGCCCGTAGTATGGGAAGTGCCTGGGTGTAATGGTTGTCCTTTAAGACATAAAAGTAATAATACTAATCAAATAATAATATATAGATGTGAGGGTAAGGGTGATGGTAGAATTATTTTTAAGGATACAGCAGAAGGAGTAAATATTAGTCCTGAGTGGTGTCCTTTGAATAGGGGTGATGTAACTTTAAGGAGGTAGATATTATGGGAAAAGTTATAGAGGTAAAGGGTTGTAGTGATTGTGCTTTAGCTTATAATTATGGATATGAAAAGGTTAAGTATTCATGTTTAATGGGTCTATATAATAATATAATATCTGATTATGTGGTTACAGGTTTGGGTAGTAGACCTGAGTGGTGCCCTATGGATAAGCAGGATGTAGTTGTAACTTTTAGGAGGCAAAAGTAAGTTATGCAACAGCAGATACCTTTTACTACCTACCTCACACCTTTAGTAAAATTTAAAAGATCCTCCTGGGAGGACGTTCGTAGGATATTGGTAGTAAGGGGCGGGAGAGGATCAGTTAGAGGTGTGGCTAAGACCCTACAAGCTAATCCGGCTAAAATATGGGGTATGTTGATGGATAAGGAGGGGAATGAGGTAGAGTGTAGGGTGCTAAAGTGTAGGAGGACTTATAGTAGTGTGTGGAAATTGTATAATATTAATTCAATAAGTAATTGTTTAATGGTATTACGAAATGGGTAAATTTATAGATGAGTGTGTAGCAGGCAGGGTATCACATAAAGATATTGAGGAGTATGTAGATATGTGGCATGAATCTCATCCGGGAGGTATTGAGTTGTGGGATTTTTTGGGGATGACTGAGCAGGAGTATAGAGCTTGGATAGATACTCCGGGTGCTACTAATATAATGTTACGTGTAATAATAGATGCCCGTATCCAGGGGATACCTTTTCAAGATGTGGTAGTCCAGTTATCTAAGGAGGTTGATATAAATGATATAGAGGATGTTAGAATAGTAGTTAAGGTGGAAGGTAAGTATTATTCTTTAGGGGCTAAACAACATACAGAGGATGCATGCAGAGATATGAGAATTTCAGTAATTAAGAAGTTGTTAAATCATCATGTTATTTTGTACCCTTCGATAGAAGATATAAACTAATGTCTAAGATTTACTACAGGATAACGTATATTAATTGCCTTACGGGCTTGAAAGAGATCTATATGAATAACAGTAGTTGGGTAGATGAAGGGGGAGCGAAAAGAGAGGTAGATCGTTTGCTGAAGGAAAGAGAAAGAATGATAGTCAATATATCGGGTAGTTTAGAAAGTGAGCTTAGATTTAGGCAGGATAATAATATGGGTATTACTACTAGTATGTTAACTGATAAATTTACTATTGAGCCGATAAAAGTTAGACCTATAAAAGGTAAAAGATATGGCTGTACATAAATTATTGCAGGTAATACATTATAGGGGTAGATCATTAACAGTATTGTGCGGTGCGCATAATTTACATCCGTGTAAGTGGTGTGTTATGCGCAAGTCCACTACGGATGGATCTAAGGTAATTGGTCCTACTTGTATAGAAAGGTTGATAGTCTATAATAAGAGTAGGGCAAAGGATACGGTTAATCCTTTATTGAAGTAAAAGTGTAAAATTTTTACAGGTGTAAATGGATAAGAAAAAACGAACGCATAAATTTTCAAGTGATGTAGAGAGAAAGGCTATATGCCTAAAGATATGTGCAGACATACCTAAACATCCTGATAAGTCTCTGAAAGATATTATAGACCTTAATGGTATCAGTCAGAGACAATTTAATTTTTGGTTAAAGAGGGATGGGTTTGAGAAGATTAAAGAGAAGTATGAGAAGGTATATGAGAAGTTAACTAGGCAGGCACCGTCAGCTAAGAAAATAAACAAAAGAACTAAGAGGTATTCAGAGGCTACTAAAAGACAGAAGGTTACTGATATAATGGATGGATACGCCTACACTGATAAAACTTTAGTTGATCTATGTAAGGATCAGAAAATACCTAAAGAATCTTTTTATAATTGGGTGGAGAGCTTAGGATTAGAGAGTGAGTGGGATGTATGCGGTATTATGGCTAAGGCTATAAATAAAGAATTTGAGCGTAAGCCTCGTAGTCAGGAATCAGAACGTAATATAATAAGATCATTTGCTAGGGTATGTAAGTATTATACTGAGTATACTACGGTTAAGATACCTACAGTAGTTAGCTTACAGGGTGAGCAATTATATCGCCATGAGACAGGATTTTTAACATTAGCTAATTGCTGTTTTAAGGTAGGTATAGCAGAGGGAAGCTTTTACTATGCCTTATCTACTTTTTATGATAGGTTAGAGAGTATGTGGGAAGAGGTGAAAATAAAGCGTGTAGAGATGATTAGATTAGCTCGTATAAATGACATACATGAGTTGATGGAATTGAGTAGGCAAGCTCTTAAGTACCGTATGCAGCAGCGTACAACGCATAAGCAGGTAGAGTCTATAGATCAGCGTATAGCTTTTGAGATTGAGTATGATGAGGAAGGTAATATGATAAGCAAAACACCTATAGCAATCGATATACATAAGCAGAGACTAGAGATAGATAAGTTAGAGGTAGACTTACCTACCTTGCAGTATGTGGATAAGTTAACTGGGACTGCTCCTACTGATACAGTACAGATAGAGGGTAAACATTTACACCTACATACTACAGATGCCCAGAAGGTAGAGGAGGTAGAGAAGAAGGATACTAAGAAGATTAAGAAACTTAGGGCTAAGAGAAATAAGTTTAGAAGTAGTATATTAGGAGACTTAGATGTAGGGGAGTCGGAAGTGATGGAGGAGATAGAGGATATTATCCGGGATGATGATCTTCCTACAGGTAAGAAGACTATTAAGAAAAGCAAGGGTAAGGAAACTAAAGAAGAGGATTTTAAGATATGATTATTGAAGATTTGTTAGGTAAAGTACTTAGTATAGGAGATAAGAAATTTAGATTAGTAGGCTTACCTCAAAGACAGTGGCTTATAGGGGTTGAGCAGGAGCCTATAGTAGTTTTGGAGGAGATATGTATAGATAGGGATAACGTAGAGGTTATAATGTATCTATTACCCGGATTTATGAAATTTGTAGATAACGGAGAGATAGTAGCAGAAGGGTATAGTTCTGTAGTATACTATTATGAGGAGCCCATAGTATGAGTAATATACCTATAGAGGAGTATAGTGAGATAATGTTACATACCCTATATCATAGGTATGAGAGAATTCTTAAATTAACTACTAGTATGGTTGATTGGCATAGGGCTTTATGGAATCAGAAATTAATTGAGGATGAGCTAGATAGGAGGGAAGAGGTTATTAGGCAGGCTGAATTAATGAAGGGTGTTAAGGGAGGTTCTAAGGGGAGGGTGTAAAAATTTTACAGGTTAGATATGATCCTTAGAATAGTTATTAGGCAGTGTAATGATTGTGGCATTAAGGGAGTTCAGGGAGGTACATTTGTCTACATGGGTTTAGGTACCTGGTCCTGTAATAATTGTGGTAACATGTGGACTACTCCGGCAGAGATTAAATCTACAGGATATGAGGATAAGGGATAGACTGTAAAAATTTTACACTTTTATTAAAGTATTTTCTTTTCAGTTTGGTTATATCAAAACATTACCTTATCTTTGGGTATACCAAACGAAGAAAGATTATGAAAACTGAAGAACAAATAATTACAATTACTAGCCCGGTAGATATTAAGATATGTGAGCAGCACGAGGAGTGTAACGATCATCAGACTGTCAGAGAGATAGCCACTCACTATACTACTGACCAGGACTATAAGACTATAGTGGATAGACTTATAGTATTGACTGCTAATGCAGGATACTTATCTATGAGAGAAGAGGACGAAAGACAGGATCTTATCAGACAGGCTAATCAGTACACCATAAGATATAAGAGTTAGCATAAAAATAACTTTACCTTATCTTTGAATGTAGCCCCTACCTAGCAATAAGTAGGGGCTTATCTTTTGTTATCTATACTGAGTATATTTGTATATGCGTATTAAGAAGAAAGATTACTTTAAGAAGTACAGTTATATAACAGATGGAAAGTATGTAATCTTTATAGGGAGTGTACGTCTTCCTACTTGGTCTCTTAGTAATACTCATGGTAGTAAGGAAGTTGAGTATAAGTGTTGTGCAGCGTACCCACATAAGTTAAGGATAAGAGGTATATTAGCCGTGTAGATTACTGCAAATCTTGTAATGATAGGTTGATAAGAAATGTAGAGAGATTACATAAGGCTACTGGAGTATTACCTCCGGATAGTAAGGCTAAGGATCATTTAGAGGGCATGTAAAAATTTTACAGTCTAGGAATAAATAAAAATATAAGATTATGGGACATGATCCGAGAAGTGTTTTTGTATATGGAATAAAAGTTGATGCTGAGTATCTTCCTTGGGAAGGGGATAATCTTGAGGAGTGGTGGCAGGAGAAACACGGTATGGATATTGAGAGTCCTTATGTAGAGGGGGAGCTTATAGAGGGTAAGGGAGATGATGATGAATCAGAGTACTTTGATAAGGTAGGTAAGTGGAATGAAGATAACCCTTGTCCCTATGAGCAGGCTAGTGGTGGAGGTGATGAGGAGCCTGATATAGTTGTTACTATGCGGGGAAGAGTATTAGCTGATGGTGATTGGAATGATCCTATGCTATTAGACCTGGATGAGATAATTAAAGCTAAGGATTGTAGGGAAGAGTTAGAGGAATTTATTAAAGAGTTTAATATACCTGAGGACGAGTGTGAGGTAGGGTATTGGTTATTATCGGATCTTTGGTAGCTATGAGTGATAAAGAAGCATTTACCGGAGAAGAATTAGCCCACATTGCTTTAAGTCGGATGGTTAAGGATAAGGCTGAGGAGGTAGTTAATAAATTTGTACAAGAGCAGATGGGGTTAGGGTTTGAGGATGCTGATGATGATTTAATGAGAGAGTGTTTTATAAAGGGATTCAATTACGCTATGGAGGTACAGGGGTTTGATACTAGGGTGGGCGAAGATCCTAAATCGGGTAATGAGGGTATAGGGGTAGCAACGGTATCCGATAAGCCTATAAGTGATAGGTACACGATTTACATAGATCATAAGAGGTATTATCAGGTTAATGATAGTCATGACAAGAGTTACTACAGTATTGTAGAGAATGATTTTTCTATATCTTTAAGGGATAGGGTAAGTAATCTAATCCGGGTTCTTAATTTGATGGAGGATAGATTTAATGATATTAGTATACCTAATGAATATTTTAGATTGGTATATGTATCGTATACGGGTAGTTATCATACGTTGGATTATAATATTATGTCCTTTATTGTAAAAGAGATGTGTGATGGATTAGTTATGAGAATAGATATTAAGGGTAAGGATGATGAAGTAATTAGATATCAGTTATGAGTACAGGAAGGGTTACCTATTTGGATCTATCAACTATGAACTTATCTCTGCATAATAGAAATCCTTTATATAGTAGATGTTTATATAGGGGGTTTGATTATGCCTGTACTTTATGGTTTGAAACCTGGAGTAAGCTGCAAGAACTAAAGTTAGAAAATAAGTTGCCTATTATGATTGATTTATTTGGTGATAATCTTAAAGTGATTAGAGGTTATATATTGGATTACATGTATCTATGGAGGAAGGGAGTAGAGGGATGAGTAACGTTAAACCTGGAGTAGGAATAAAGATATCTAGGAATCATTATCTAGATTGCGTTAATAGATTTGGTGGGTAGATGTTTCACAGGAGAGATGATATAGGAGGGTTGTGGATTAAACCTATTACTACATGTGTTGTAGAGTATTTGAAAAGTAAAGGATACTGATATGAAAAGAACTATTACTAGGCTGAGATTTTATGTAGAGATGAATGAGTGTGGATGGACTTCAGACTATAAGATATTAGCTAGAGGTAAAGATTTTCCTGTATGGGAGGGTAATGATCATACTAAGGCAAAACAGTTGGAGTATATATTCAATGCTATAGATAAGTATCGGGTGAGGGGTATAGAAGGTATTACGATATATCCCCTGTTTTCTGTGGTGTATGTTGATAACGAAGATAGTTATACATTGCCGAGTAGATTAACAGATACTAGGATGTTAGAATTTATGTCTGATCGATCAGTAAAGAAAGTACTTATCTATATAGATGGTAATAAAGTAGATGAGTTTATAATTTAATCACAATTAATAGATAATATCATGGATAATTTAACTGATGTAATGTACACGGCTTATTGTCAAGCTGTAGGAGGTAAAGCCTTTAATGGGGATGACTTGCCTACCTGGGATGTGTTTGCAAATGATCCCAAGAAACAAAAGCAAGTGAATGCCTGGAGGGTTGCCGCTAAGGCTGCTAGAAAGTACTTAGCGGATAAGTCCTCATGAGCATAAGAACGGCTACCCAGGAGGACGTAACAGCCTTCTATGCTAAAGCTATGATGGATGATAAGGTAGCTCCTTATCTGTTTATAGATACACACATAGCAGTACCTACACTAACTACTTATTCTAATGGGTGGTATGAGATATATTTAGTGAATGATCAAATATCTTGCTTAGGGCATGTAAGTATAGATAGGGCGGCTATGAACGATGTTACTATATCTATATTTGCTTTAGATAGTAATAGATTTAATGCGGGAAGAATGATTAAGGAGATAGAGAGGTATTTGAAACAGATAAATCCTAGATCTATAAATGGTAAATGTGCAGAGTCTAATGAGGATTCTTATAATATGCTTAATAAAATGTTAGGTAGACCTTGGGGTATAGAGGAGAGAAGTACCTATAATAGTATTACTAAGACGTGGGAGGGTTGCTGGTATTTTATAAAAGTTATATATTGAGGTATAAGGTAACCTTTTTAATCTGGTTACGTATAATAAGTATAAGGTAGCTGCATTTGGCTATTCGTTCTTTGAGGGGGATAACTTAGATTCCGACTAAGCCCCCTTACTTTTTTAATTGTATAGGTATTATTAATTAATTTATATAATTATGGAAGATATAAAATATACAGGTTATCAAGAGTCAATGCATCCTTTACTAACTAAAGTAAAGGCATTTGTTTCATCAGAGGGTGAGAACGCAATATTAACTGATAATAAGAAGTCGGCTCAAGTATTGTACCGACACTTAGCTGTATATCATGGAATGATTGCAAAGGGGATAGAGTATCCTGAGATAGTGAATGCTCCCAAGGAGGAACATACATACGGATAATTATAATTTAATTTACAAAACAATGAAAAATCCAATAGAAATAAGAATGATAAGTGCAACAGACTGGGGTTTATTTGTGTATGATATTCTTAAATACACGGGTACATATGATGAGTGTCAAGCCAGAGCAGATCAGGAATAGCTAAAGAGATAATTTACTTTGGGGTAGTGATAGGGCATACTTTAATATGCCCTATTTTATTTATATTTAGGTGTGTAAAATTTTTACAGGTAGTATAATGTATATAGAAGAGGATTTATCTATGTATGATAGGGTCTTAACTTTTGAGGATGTATTAAAAGAAGTTCGGGAAGAAAGGGATAACATGAGTGAGGAGGAAGAGTTTTGCCGGCTAAGAGATAATGATCCTACTTTTATAGAGTGGTGTTGGTCGGTAATGCATTGCAATAAGTGGAATAAAGCCCTAATAAATGTACATACCTATAAGTGCGAAAAAGTTACTGAGGATAAATAGTATGAGGATATTATTAGGGTTTATGAATACGGTTATAGTGCTGGAGTTAATGTGTATTATGTTTATATGTGGAATGATATACGGTGATAGTCCTACAAGAGTAACCGATATCCCTACAGATATAGAAATTGTTGAGCAGTCGGATAGTCTTACCCAGGTACATAGGGGTATAGCCATTAAATATCATGTACAATATTTATTATCTAAGTCGGATAAGGAAAAGGAATTGATTGAGGAGATAATTAGGTTATCGCTGGTTGATTTTGATGCGGATAGTATTATTAAAGATCCTTTATTATTGTTGTGGCTTAAGAAAATTAAAGGTATTGGTTATGAGTAAGGTAGTCCCCTTTATAGATATTTGGAGAGATACCCGTACCAGGTATGCAGAGGAGATATCTAATGTTTACCAGGATGAAACGGGAGAGCATTTTAAGACTTTCTCTGAGATAGGAAGTAGGTATGATACGCTGTATCAGAATATTAGCGATCTATATATTTTATCTATGTCTCCTAATATGTTTGATCCTGATCATAAGGATTGTTTATTTAAGGGGTGGTCTTGTTATAGTAGAAATAATGACCTTGTATCGTTTTATAATGGGGAGAGTAATATTTTTATACGAATAGGATATGGGAGTATTAACATTGAAATTGATATTGACGGAGATTTTACTTTATCTTCTAGTACTGTTAATTATTTCATAATTGATTGTATGAATGATAACGTAGGATTAGTTTGGAATGAATACGCTATGAAATGTTTAGGAATTGAGGGGGAGATTATAAACGTAAAACACTAACTACTTATAGCTCTGATTGGGGGAGGTTGGCGGCAAGCTTTCCTCCCCTTTCTTGTTTATATTTAGGGTGTAAAAATTTTACATATTATGGCTGAGGATAAAAAGGTAATGATTATTAAGAATAGCCTGGAGAGATGGATTAAGCAGAGGGAGAAGATAGAGCAGGCTTATAAGGATGAGGGGTGTAAGGATGTAGATGAGCAGGAGGATAGGTTAGCCAACTCGTATAAGTTATACTCACATGTATTTACTTTACAAATGGTTAAGTCAGTGGATGAGCATGCTCATCAGTATGTAGGAGTTACTAATGAGGATCACAGACATTTTTCAGGAAAAGGAGATGATACGGATCAGGTAGGTAGGCAGAATCATAATAGTATATATAGGGGTAGTGATCAGACATTACCTAGATGGGGTACAGGCAATAGAGGATGTCTTATATGGGTATTGATATTTTTGTTGGCGTTGTTTATTTTTGGTTAGGTATGTAAAATTTTTACAGGTTGTATATTGATATATAAAACATTACCTTTAATAATGGAATTACAAATACAACAGCTAACGTTAAAGAGTGGGTTACGCATAGCTAACTTTAGTAGCTTTCATCCTTTTCATTTTGATACTGGAGAGATACTACCCGGACATTCTAAGGAGTGGTGTGATGCTATGAGTTTAGAGGTTGAAGAGAAGGAGAATAAGTATTGGCTAAGGGATCATGGGAATGGAGATCCTATATACGTTACTGATATAGAACTATGCTTTAATTTAGGTAGAGATGTATCAGAGGCTATAAGGAGATGGTATGTTTTATGGGAGAAGGGACGGGTAGATATAGTACTTATGCCCCTACCTGTAGCAAGGGCTTGGGAGAAGTTTAGTAATGATCTCAATACCTACAAGTATCCCGGACCTTTCCGTATAGTACGGGTAAAGGAAAGAGCATGTGAACCTAAGATAATTTATTCTGATCGGTTTTGTATTTGATTAGTAAAGCTATGTGCTATAATTTACAAAACTTTTATAATGCGTGGTATAAGAAACAACTAATGAAGGAATTAAAACTAAGTAGGATAGTATCAGGGGGGCAAACGGGAGCCGATGTAGCCGGGTTAGAGGCTGCTATACAATTAGGTCTACAGACAGGAGGGAGAGTACCTAAGGACTTTAGAACGGAGAAGGGACCTATGCCTGTACTAGGAGAAAGATATGGGCTTATAGAGACAGAAAGCAGAGACTATAGAGATCGTACGGGTAGTAATATTATAGCCTCTGATGGTACGGTAATTTTTGGAGATATAGATAGTGCGGGTAGTAAATTCACTTTTGGATATTGTACCTCCTACAGTAAGCCGGTTATATGCAATCCTACTAAGGAGCAGTTTCTAAAGTTCCTGAGGGATAAGGAAATAGTAGTATTGAATGTAGCAGGTAATAGGGAGTCTAAGAATCCTGGTATATACGAACGTACGTTTAAGTTTCTGATGGATGCCTTAAAGGTGTAAAAATTTTACAGATATGAATGATATAGATAAGTACTTAGGTAGAAGGTTTAATATCGGGAGTAAGGTATTTTTTATGAAGAAAATAACTTCTATGCCTAATAAAGAAATGGGTGGAAAATATGGTAGTGTTGTAGTAATGGAGGGAGTAGATGAGTCGGTTATAGGTAAACCTTCTATGTTATATTATACCTTTAAGGAATTTGATAGGGCAGTTAGTAATGAGGATGTAGGGCTTATATTTTAGTATGGTTAGCAGAGAAGAGTTAATACGTAAGGGTGCAATAGATCCTTACAGTAGATATCAGAAGCAGTTGAGTGTTTCTGATATTTTTCCTTATAGGACTGATGGTAGGTGTGCTTGTGGGTGTGGTACCATACTTATAGGTAGACGTACTAGGTGGACAGATAACGTATGCAGGCGAAATGCTTATATCTACAGATGTATTATATGGGGGGATATCCGGGTTATTAGGGATCAGTTATTGTATAGGGATAAAGGAGTATGTGCTAAGTGTCATATAACTGTAGAAGATCCTAAGGGGTGGCAGGCAGATCATATAATACCCGTTTATAAGGGAGGGGGAGGATGTACCTTGAAGGGATATCAGACGTTATGTATAGAGTGTCACAAGGAAAAGACAGTAGAGGATATGGCTAGATAGTGTAAAAATTTTACACCTATTAGGAATTCTCATAACCTTACCTTATCTCTGGATATACTTAAACGAAAAGATTATGAAGTATAAATACTCTACTCAGCAGGTAATTAAAGATATGGCTATTGTAGTTGAAACTCGTACTAGTCAGTTTTTAAACGTAGATAATTATAAAGAAAATACTCTACAAGATCTATATAATAAGGAGCATAATTCTTTAGTGCGCATACGTAGATCTTTGTATAGTTGGTTAGGGGAAAGTAAGTTTAACATAATAAAATCAGAAAGATTTCCCTACTCCTATAGTGAAGTATTAAGTAATTGATACTACGGTAATGATTACCCAGGAAGATAAACATCATATAAATGATAACCGGGAGAGGATAGATAAGATTCCTAATCCGGTTATCCCTATGAGAACCTACACAATCGATTGGGGACCTAGGAAGAGGGGACAGGGCAAACGATCGGGAGGTATGATAGTAGGGGCTATGGGAGGAGGTATTGTAGGTAAGAAGGAATATACTGTACCTGATCTATCAGAGTTTACAGATGAGCAGCAGGAGGATCTATCATTACTTGAACATTTCTATCAGGTAGTGAAGTATTATAAAGGCATATCTTTCGGGTTATCCCACATACAGAGTATGTATTATGCTTTAATTGATTAGAGGTATTACTGCTAAATCTGTAAAATTTTTACACCTGTATTAGGATATATCAAAACCTTACCTTATCTTTGGGTATACCAAACGAAAAAGATTATGAAAACTTATATAGGCACCAAAACTCTCTCAGAAATAGCTAAAGAATTCAAAGCGTTAGTTATGGGTGAAGTAGGATTTAAAGTGAATGTACGTAAGAGCGTAGGTACGATGAGTCAATATCTAACCGTATCTCCTAAGAGAGGGCAGATGTATTTTACTGAGGTAGAGGTTTTAGCCTTATATCAATTGTTTGCTGATAAAGGTTACTATAATGTATCCGGTTCTTATAAGCATTGGAATGAGGTAGTAATGCCTGAGCGTATCAAGTATCATCCTGCTACGGGTACTTATGCTTTGCATGTAAATTTGAAGGAGATTGTAAATAATTAAGGTTATGAAATACGAAAGAACACAACAAGAGATTGAGAATAAGATACGGGGTTATCTTTGGTAGGCATGGATGATAGTATATACTAT